CCGGCGATCTTAACAACCAAGAAAAACTTGCAGTGGCAGTGCAGAAGCGCGCAGACATCCAAGCTAAGCTTGCCGACCCGCTGACTGGCAGTGCAACTCGTAAGGCGGCCGAAAAAGAGCTGAGCATACTCAATGACCAGATCAAGGCGATTCAGGATAGGAAGGTTGAGGAGCAGAAGGGAGAGAATGAAAAGCTAAAAATCACACCTCCTAAAAACGCACCGAAGACTGACTCTCAGAAGGCTCTTGACGACCTAGCGAAAGAAGCCGAGCTGGCGAAGATCGTAGGCGTAGAGCGCGCCAAGCTGCAAGCCATTCAAAAGCTTGGCGATAAGGCCACCGATGTAGAGAAGGCTAAAGCGGCAGAACTGGCAGCATCTATCTACAACCTTGAAACGGCCCGCAAGACAGAAGGCACAACAAACAAGAAGGTCAAGACCGAAGGTGAGCAGCTTGCCAAACGAGCGGCAGCCGAAGAGAAACGCGGCATTGAGCAGAACATTGATGCCTATACGAAGCTTGGCGCTCAACTAGCTGCTGTCGGCCAGAACGCTCGCGATGTTGAGATGCAGCGTGCGGAGCTAAGCCTTAACGAATACGCGACTCCTGAGCAGATCAAGCAAGTCCGCGAGATGGCTGGTGCACTGTATGACTTGAATCAAGCCAAGTCGAATAAGGCGCTTTTGGGTCAGGTTGATCCGGCAGCTGGTGCTCAGCAAGGCCTTGAGCAGCAGATTAAAGATCTTGATACGCTCAAGCAAGCGAAGATGCTTAGCGATACGGATTATCTGACCTTCAAGGAGCAAGCCGAAACAGACTACAACGCCCGCATGATGGAGATCGAAACTCAGCGTTTCGCTGCTCAGTCTGCTGGGAATCAGGCGCTAATCGACGGTCTTGATGCACTTGGACAGTCCGGCACGCAAGCACTTGGCGGGCTTCTGTCGGGCACCATGAGCCTGCAAGACGCGCTAGGGAACGTCGCTAACACCGTACTGAATGCCGTTATCGGATCGTTCGTGCAAGCTGGTGTTGAATGGGTTAAGCAGCAAATCATTATGGCGGCAACAGGCAAGGCTACTCAAGCCGCTGCTACAGTTGCGGGCGTGGCTAGCGCAGGCACATTGGCAACTGCATATGCTCCAGCCGCTGCTGCTGCATCTGTAGCGTCATTTGGTGGTGCTGCATACTCTGGTCTGGCTGCGATGGCAAGCGCAATCCCTGCTGCTATAGGTCTATTCTCTGGTCGCGCACTAGGCGGTCCAGTACAAGCTGACGGCATGTACCGAGTCAACGAAACCGGCGCCCCTGAGATCTTCAACGCTGCAAACGGTCGTCAGTACATGATGCCGAACAGTCGCGGTGATGTGGTTAGTAACAAGGATGCTACTGGTGGCGGAGGCGGTGCGGGTGCCGCTCCAGTTGTTAATGTAAACAACTACGGGAACGACAATGCGACAGCCAGCGCTAAGTTCAGCGAGGCCGACCGTAGATGGGTAATTGACGTAATCGTTGGTGACGGAATGGGTGACGGCAAGACGGGTAGAATGGTTAACCAACTTACCGGCACCAAGAGGCAAGGAACTTGAGCACTCTAATAGAGCGAGTATACGCATCGGCAGGATCTGAATGCATCATTGATACCATAGAGCTTTCCTGTGCTGCATGGCCTGAATCAATTTACCTCGTCAGGGGTTATGAGATTGGCGGGATGACTCTTGGGCTAGATGGTGTTACATACAAAGACTTTATTTCGGCACCAATATCCATTGCGCTTCCAAAGAAGAGCAATCAGGGCAGTCAGACGCTGAACTTCGCCATCGATAATGTCACTGGTCAGGCTCAGCGGCTGATTGATACTGCGATGGAGTCAGAAGCTCGTATTACGCTGACGTTTCGTCGGTATCTGGATGTGGATCTTAGCGCCCCGTCTGAGAAGCCGTTCTATGCGACCGTGCTTGGCGGCAGTGTTAGCGGGACTACTGTACAGATTGAGGCTGGATTTGTTGATGCTCTTAACTACGCCTGGCCGCGCAAATTGTATACAACTGATTTCGCCCCTGGCTTGAAGTACCTGTGATGGATTGGATCACGCACTATCTAGCAGCCACATACGAAGACGGGGCAAGAGGCCCTGATAAGTACGATTGTTATGGAGTCGCGAGAGAAGTCCGCCACTACCACTGCGGAAAGCGCCTACTCCCATCATTCGGCTCAATCCGCAACACCCAAACAAAAGAATTCACCCGCGCCTACCAACAAGAAGCAGCCTCAATGGAAGAGTGCGCACCAGAACATGGAGCTATTGCCGCAGTATTCCGTGGTCCTTTGTGCATCCATGTCGCTGTTATAATTGAACTAGAAAATGGACTGCATGCGCTTGAAATAAACCCAAAGAAGGGTGCCCGCCTGCTGAGAGTCCACGATTTTGAATCCCAATACCTAAGAGTGATTTATTACCGTGACCGTTAGAGTATTCGGATCAAAGCTTAACGATGAGCCATGCGAAGAATATTCGGTTGGCGGTATGTCTGTGCGCGATTGGCTGGCTGAGCATGTTCCGAGTTATTCGGATATGGGCGTGCATCCGATTAGCGTCTCGCTTAACGGGACCGTTGTTGATGCCAGTGAGTGGGCGTTAACCGTTTTCAGTAAGCGCGATCTACTCGATATTGTCATTGAGCCAAAAGGCACTGAACTGTTCTTCGGAGCACTGTTCTTGGTCGCCATCAAACTGATGACGCCGAAGATTCCGAAAGTCAATACCACTAGCCAGAACGGTGAAGGTCTTAACGAGGCTTCGATTAAGGGAAACAAGGTCAAGATCAACTCACCAATCCGCGAGATAGCGGGCCGTCGCAAGGTATATCCTGACTATCTCCTGCCTCCCCGTCGATACTTTGCCAGTCCTCGGGAGCAGCGTGTAGAGATGCTCCTGTGCGTTGGCGTGGGCGACCATGATATTCCTGCGGATAAGATCCTGATTGGTGACACTCCGGCCATCTCGCTTGGTGCCGATGTTACTTACAACATCTATCCACCTGGCGCAAACATCGCAGCCGAGCCCGCGCACTTCTGGTGGAACGATGTAACTGAGGTTGGATCTAGTTCAAATGGCGCATCTGGTCTTGAACTTACAATCGCCAACGCATTGACACCTAGCTTCGTTGCTTCATCCATTCAGTACAACGCATTCAATATCAACATTCCATCTGGTCAGGGCGCTTTTCCGTCTGATTGGTCTGCTGGTCTTATTATTCGGGCAATCATCCCGTATCAGTATGACTTTGTTGATGGTGGCGCAGGTCGCGACATTATCCGAGGATTTCCGCTGCAAATGCTGGCGCCTTCAGTTGGCGATAACATTGAAATATCTGGCGTAAATGGCGGTCTGTATGTGGTCAACAGCTACACGCCGGCAGTCGGTCCAACGCCTCCAGAGATGACGCTTAACTTCGTTGGCGGATCTCCTGTTACGTCATTCACGCTTGGAACTATCGCTACCTGCATTGGGCCTGTAGGCCTTCGTTATCGGATTACGGTGTTCAGCACGCCACAGCTCACCGTTGAACGCCTGACATCATCAGGTTCAACAGACACTGGATTCTCAGGTTTTACGTTTCTGTCAACCACTGCATCCTCCATTGTGCTTGATCAGTCCAGCTTGCAGGGTGGCTACCGTGGTCCGTTCGCTGTCTGCCCATTCGGCGAGAAGGCGTATTCGATCGAGTGGGATGTATTTTTCCCTGGCGGCCTGATTGGTCTTGGCGCGAAGAATGGCGACCGATACACCGTGCCTGCCACTCACTACTTCGAATGGCGCGATATGGATATTGCTGGTGCATGGACGGTTGAGGAGAGGACTGTCAGCAACGTGTCTCTTGATGCCGTTGGATACACGTTCAAGATTGACCTCCCATATCCAATGCGCGCAGAGGCTCGAATTAAGCGAAGCCCTATAGTCTCGCAGGAGTGGCAGGACTCCGCAGTCTGGTACGGGTGCAGGTCTTTGCTTGCATCGCCTATATCCTATCCAGGCGTAACCGTGATGGCATTAAACGCTCGCGGTGGTGATCGGCTATCGGCTCAGTCAGAGTCTCAGGTGTCTGTCGAGGCTACTCGCAAGCTTCCTGTTCGAGTTGGAGGCGTATGGCAAGCAGCGCAACCTACCAGAGATATCGCACCGTTCTTTGCTTACGTAGCGAAGTCTGTTGGCTACACGGACGCTGAGATCGACTACGCAGAACTCGACCGCCTAGACGCTATTTGGCAGGCTCGCGGCGATCATTACGACCAGTCGACTAACTCTAACGGCACAGCTAAAGGCGTCATAAACGATGCGCTGGGATGTGGGTTCTCCGAGCTAACCGTTGACCGTGGACTGTTGCGTCCGGTGCGTGACGAGCCTCGTGCTGCGTTTGAGAGCATGTATACACCTCAGAACATGACTGAATCACTTGAGCGCGACTTCACCGCAGTACGTCCAGATGATTTCGACGGTGTAGACGTTGAATATACTGACGGCGTTTCGTGGCAGGTTGAAACTGTAGAGTGCCGGCTGCAATTGCCGGACGGATCTTATGAACAAGGCACAAGGGTCCAGAAGATCAAAGCAGAAGGCTGCACTAACAAAACCAAGGCCTGGCAGATAGGCATGCGTCAACGTCGTGCCATGAAGTATCGCCGCTGGGAGTACCGCTGGTCTACTGAGCTTGATGCGCTTAATAGTCGTTACCTGAGCTACGTTCAAGTTGCAGACGATGTTCCAGGCTATGCGCAGTCCGCTTACATGATCTCGTATGAGGCCGGCGTTATTGAATCATCAGAGGCTTTCGACTGGTCTGATGCTGGTCCGCATTATGTTTATGTTCGCCGTCAGGACGGATCTAGCGCCGGTCCTTATGTCGCAACGCGTATCGATGACTTCCATCTGTCTATTTCTGGACTTGACTTCCCGCCTGATACTTCTTTGGACCGCGAGCCACCACACTTGCTATTCGGTATCGGATACAAGGTCCTGATTACATCTATATCTCCAAATGGTACTGACTCGGCCAGCGTAGAAGCTATGGCGTATAATGAGGCAGTCTATTTAGATGATAACGGAACGCCTCCATGATCTTATATCCAGAAGGATTACCGCGAGGCCTTCATAACGGAAGAACCTACCAAACAGTTAGCCCGCTAAAGCGATCAGAGCTCTCTAGCGGGCGGGCTCGTCAGCGCAGAAACTTCACCAGCGTCCCTACAATGGCGCAGATTAGCTGGATCTTTAATAGCCAGCAGTGTCTTTTGTTTGAGGCTTGGTGGCGTGATGATCTTATCGATGGCTCTCAATGGTTTGAGGCGCCACTAGAAACTCCTCTTGGCTATCAAGATTACACGTCTAGATTTACAGATATATATTCTGGTCCGTCACGCGTAGGCCCCAACCTGTGGAGCATTACAGCAGAGCTTGAATTAAGAGAGCGCCCACTATTGCCAATTGGATGGTCTATCCTGCCAAGCTTTATACTTAACCCTGAAATATTCGATTACGCGATGAACCGCGAGTGGCCTTTGTACGATCAAGGCTCCGTTGTTCAAATGCAGCTTGAAGACGGAACCCTGATGCAGCTTGAAGACGGCAACCCTTTTGTTTTGGAGAATTCGTAATGCCTGGAAAATTAACAGAGCAGCCGGTTGCTGGTGTTGGAACAGAAGACGACCTCTACCTGGTCGTTCAATCCGTTCAAAGCAGAAAGCAAACGCGCACGCAATTGCGCACTGGCATTCTTAGCGCGTGGCAATCATTCATTCGCACGTTTCTCGGGGCGGCAAATGCCGGGGCGGCACGAACTGCCATCGGCGCGCAGGCTGCTTTGACGTTCGGAACGGGGACTGAAACCTTTCTCGCAACGCCGTCTTCAGCGAATCTCAGGGCTGCTATTACTGATGAGACCGGTTCAGGCGCGCTGGTGTTCGGAACAGCTCCGACCATTGCACAACCCAACTTGGTTGGCGTCACTGGCGCAAGCAATGCCGCAGCTGGGAGCGTGGGCGAATACGTTTCGGCTACCTTGGCGCTGGGGTCTGCCACCTCGCTTGTAACTGCAACGGCTAAAACAGTAACGAGCATTTCATTGACGGCGGGCGATTGGGAAGTATGCGGCACGGTTGGCTTTTCTCCGGCTGGTGGTACGACCATAACCCAGCAAATCGCGACTGTTAACACGTCACCAAACGCATTGCAAACGTCCCCCGGCAACGGCTCTTACGCGGTACTCAGTGCCACACATCCGGCAGGCAATGCAAGCGTTATGCCTACAGGTACATCGCGCTTGTCACTGGCGGCAACGACGACTGTGTACCTTGTGGCTCAATCGAATTTTTCAGGCAGTACTAATGCTGCGTACGGTTTCATTGGCGCCCGTCGGGTTCGCTGATTTCTAAGGAATTTAAAAATGGCAAACACTTACCCTACGTCCCAGTTCCCTTTGGGTTCGACCGAAGTTAAGGTGCTGTACAACAACGCCTCTAACTTGGATGATGCCGTAAACGGCGAGCTCGTAACGTGGACCGACCGCTTCGGTCAGGTTCGTAAAAGCTTGGCCGGGATCGAACTGGACTTTGCCAACTTCCTCCTGGCGAGCGGGTACGAATTCATCGGAGATTATGACGACGCTGGTGAGCTGACATTCACCCGACCGAATCAGCTAATGTCTAAAGATGGGGAATACTGGCGTCCAGGTCCTTCGTTGTCGTTGCCGTACACGACGGTCAACAACTGGGCTATCGATCAGCCTAAGTTTGTTTCTACGGGTGACGCGTCTCTACGCTCGGCATTGGCTGCTTCGAATGGTACTACCTATATCGGCTTCGGGAACCGCACTCTGTTTCAAAAGCTGGGCGAGCACGTCAGCGTTAAAGACGCGCCGTTCAATGCTGTAGGCGACGGTGTGGCTGATGATACAGCCGCCATCCAAGCGTTCATGGACTACCTGGCCGCCAGTACAGAATCGGGCCTTACCACTTCAGGGGCTCTGTCGGCTGCCTATTCCGGTACTTCGCCTCAGGGCTTCTTTCCGAAAGGCACCTATCGCGTCACGGAAGCGATAAACGTCGGCGCATACATTGAGCTGATCGGTGAATCTGCAATCATCAAACAAGATGATGTGAACGCGGATATTTTCGTCGTCGACCTCTACCAGTTCAAGATGTCGGGCATGCAATTTGTTGGCGGTCGTCAACAGCTGGTGTTTTCTAACGCGAACATAAACTCGTCAATGTTTGAAGTAGATCATTGTCAGTTCTTCCTATCTCGCCACTTCGCAATCAAGACAGCAGCCACTGGCGGCACGTGGACGCATCTTTCGTGCAAAGGTAAGTTCAACAACTGCCGATTCATCGCTTGCCACCAGGTTATTGACAACTGCTGCGACAACATGATTTTCGAAGACCCTTGGGTACAGCCTGAGCTGCCGAACCTATCGGCAAGTACCGCCGTGTTCAACAATCGCGGGGCCTACCCAACAGACCCGAATGCACAAACGCGCCTGAACTTTATTCGAGGATTCTATATCCCGGCTGTCGGCACATACGGCGTAGACCGTCCGGCAAACTTGCGCTGGGTCGATAACTGGGGTTCGTTCATATCGCAAGATGCACGCTTCGGCGGTGAGTTCGGCGGTATGTCTATAGTTTGGCACCACGCATTGCCTGACATGGCGTTCCCTTGGAATACCACCGAAGTTACGATCAGGGGCGGCCTGGCGTTCTGCGGTCCATCCGATGACCCGACTGCATGCATTGTCGGGTTGCAAGGCCAGGTCCCGCAACGCATGAACATCGGCGGCTTTAGCGGCATGGTCAGCAGCCCGATAGTGCGGAATCTGTCTTCAACCGATTTGCCTGCGTATTTCTCGTCGTTCCAGGGAACTAGCGGTCGCGTGGCAACCGAGTACTTTAAGTTCAAGATTGACGACATCATCACCGATGTCAGGCTGTACTCGCCGCTTCGTCCAATGCTCCCAGATGAGCTATACAAGTACCTTATTCCAGGCCGAAACACCCGAGTTCTGCGAGTCAACAAAGGACTTCTCAACGGTAGCGTAGATAACATCGTTGATTTCAGTACAACAACTGAATTCGATTCTGTTTCTGGTGCTTTTGTGCCGGCTACACCTACGCGCTTGATCATGCCCAATGGCTGCTCAAAGATGCGGATCGAAGTTGATATTGTCATTGATTCCACTGACAACTTGGCCAAGACCTTTTCGGCTCAGATTGAAAACTCTGCTGGTAATCGCTGGAAAGGTATCGCCCAGAACTTCGGCATCAACCCATACGGTGATAACATCCACTTCACAACGGACGTGTATGGCCCTCCTGGCACTTACTGGCAATTGAATATCATCCATAACGGAACGACGACCAGGAACATGGTAAGTTGCCAAGTTGTAATGACGCCACTTGACATGATCATCTAAACAAAAACCCCGCTCACAAGGCGGGGTTTCTTTTAGTGAATAGTCGGCCCAGTTGGTAATACCGTAGACTCCTCTCCCTCATAACAGCGCTCAGCAATCAAGACACTGAAGTCCTGACCATCACACGGACTCATCTCAATATTGAATCCAGCCTCAGCTAAGTTAACTACAAGATCCGAAACCATGTCTGGAAACGGGAAGAATTTCAGTTTGATTCGTTGGCTCATTTCTTAGTACCGCCGATGTTAAGTTCTTTAGGCCAATAAAGTTTAATATGCGACTTTATTGAAAGTGGATTATTTGATATTACTGAAATACCTGATGGAGAATGGCTGTCTGGCATCGGAACAAAGTAATTAAAGAACTCGGCCTCGCTAATACCTGATTCATTACAATAGTTAAGTACAAATATCTCAACGTCTGAGCATTTCATTTAATCGGCCTCTTGATAACCTGTTCACCTTTGCACTCATTGCAAAGAATTATTCCCAGCGACTGAAGGAACACGCCTCCAGTCCCTTGAATCTCGTGTTTGCACTGACAAACTTTCACGCAAGACTCGCAACTCTTCTCGCATTTCGATTTGTCCTGCGAGCCACATTCCTTTCTCCGGTCCTGGCTGATAAGGACACTCATGTTTATTCTCCAAAAAGGCTAGCTTACCCTCAAGGTAGTAGCGATTACTTAATATCTTGTGCTGCATACTTCTTTCCCATCGCTTTGATTGCGGCAGTGAGTCGCGGTGTTTGCGTTGCCTCGATTGCTGCTTCGATTAATTCTTTGATTGCTGCCTGTTTGATTGCGTGCCTCTCCTTGTTTTGAACACTGTGACACTTGATACAGGCCCTATTTGGCAAGTAACGGCGACCTGCGATCTCTGGATGTAGTGCGCATTCGTCGCCGTAGAAGGATCTCATTTATTCATCTCCTTGACCTTGTCGAGGCAGGCGCAGATATCAGCTTCCAAGGCTTCAAAATCTGGCTGTGAGTCGAAAGTTAAAGCACCGCATGTGACGACCCGCTGCAACAACTCAGCCATGGTAGCTTGCAGTTCGGCGAGTTCGGGCGTGGCGGTGAACAGAATGCGCAGTTCATGTTCTTCAGGTTCAGAAAGGCATTCCTCGTAAAACTTACGGTCAATGTCGATCCATCCGCCACCGTAGCGATCTTGGTATACAGGCTGGCGCTCGACGACAGGGGCGGCGAGGATTGAGCGAGCCTGCTGAATCGCTGCATTGATCTCGGCAAATGTCCGCTCGCTGCTATTGGCGATCACTTCCAGAAGTTCACGCGACACTTCAATTTTACTGCTCATAATCAATAATCCTTGTTGTCGCTGAACATGCCTGAGAGCTTTCGAACGTCTAGCTTGTAGCCCCTGAAAGTGTTCAGGTATTCCCCGATGGCCTTCTGTTGTAGTCGGTATTCAAGGTTGGCGATCAGCTCCTGAAATTTCTTCGAATGTGCAGGGGCATTATCAGCAACGCCCGCAGCCTTGTCCTCAAGAGCTATCTGACGCGCAGCCTCCATCAACTTTGCGAACTCCCTTTTGCTTAGAGGCTTGCTCATGCGCCTGCTCCCGATTCGGTGGGTTTGGTGAGGCGCTCCGCCAGCTCCAGCGGCATGGTTACGGTTTTATCGTTGGTCATAGCCCATCAGCTCCTTCGTGGCATACACATTTCGGAAACCGGTCACAGCACTGTGATTCGCTTGCTCCCGATTCGGTGGGTTGTACGGCATAAAGCTTTGTCCCCGGCTTCATGTACCCCAATCCCTTGTTTAGCCACTTCAGCGAATTGGAGGGTTCATAGCCTGTGTATTCAACAACCGCAACCAGCTCTGTCTCTGGAGCAGAGTATGCCCGCTCGATTTTGTGGTAGTGGGCTGGTCTATCTTGGAGGTCGTACATCGTTTCAGGCGCTTCCCCTTCTATCCAGTCTGTTACAACTTCGTCGTATACGTTGATGCCTCGCCACGCCAAGGTTTTATTCGGCATTCTTTCTGCATTTTTGTAGTAGGCCAATTCTTCCCGCAGCTCACCCTGTTTTTCGATTGCAGCCTTGTACGCAACTTCCGAGTTATGTTCGTTGCGCTTTGCTTGCGCCAGCTCTTCCCGCAACGCAGCCAGCTCACGGTAATGATCAGTTGCCATTACCATAAACACCTCCCCTTCCATCAGGTTTGAGCCTATACACAGCGCGGTTTCGATGACCGCGTATCTCGTTACGTTGATCATGCTTCAAAACTCCAGTCAATCCCGCAATCCCTACGAGCATTTGCCTTAAAGCTCAATATGCACCATACATATACAAAAGCAATGTTAAATGCAGCAAGAGCTGTTAGCCAGATCATTTGCAAACCCTCTCGTGGTAGTTATCTACATCTGGCCAGACTCCTTCTTCGATCATCTGGCATTTCCATGCTTGATCATCAAGACCGTCTTGGTAGCTCATGCGATTAGAGACTACGAATCCGGCGCATAAGATGACTATGATGACTGCTGTAGTGATTGTGCGGATGTTCATGTCAATCCTCCATACTCAATTCTGCCTGCTCCGGATCTTCCATGTCTACGCCGTCAGAGTCAAACTTGCACTCCCAAACGTGGCTATACAGAGAAGAGTACATTTCGTAGCTGATGCCACCGACAAGCAAGGCCCCACGCAGCATTCCGAAGATGTGCTTGTATTCGCTGGTGCGTGAACGCTGGAATTTGTCGTCGGCGAAGGAAATTGCGTTATGGATGGACTTTACGAAGGCTGCCTGCTGTTTTGTGTGCATTTCGTTGCTCCTATTGGCTTGGGGTGATTGTAATACCCAGCCAGCAATTAGCGCAATCTCTTTTCGGTTAAAATGGAAATATATTTTGAGGCGATCAGAAATGAAGACATCACAGGCCGGTATCGACCTAATCCATAGCTTCGAGTCGTTGCGACTGAAGGCTTATCCAGATCCAGGCAGCAAGGATGGGAAACCGTGGACTGTTGGCTGGGGATCTACTGGCATGGATATCGGGCCGGGTACGGTATGGACAAAGGAACAGGCAGACGCTCGGTTCGCGAAGGACCTGGCTCGATTCGAGATTGGCGTATCCAAGGCAGTCAGTGTCGACCTCAAGCAGTATCAGTTCGATGCGCTAGTTTCGTTCTCTTACAACGTCGGTCTAGCTAATTTCCTGTCATCGACTCTGCTGAAGATGCTGAACGCAGGCTACTATTCGAATGCAGCGCTTCAGTTCGGCAAGTGGATTTTCAATGACGGAAAGGTTATGAAGGGACTTGTTCGTCGTCGCGAGGCAGAGCGCAAACTGTTCTCTGGAGAACACTAATGCCAATCTGGCTAACCGCTCTGCCCTGGCGCTTTATCTCAGGACTCGCATGCGGCGCGATAGTCGTCTGGCTTTGGCATGATGCTAGCGTGTCGAGGATTGAGCTGCATCAGGCTCAGGAGAAGGCGCAGACCGTACTAGAGCAATCAATCGTCGTAACTCAAGCTGACGCAAAGGCCAGCAAGGAATTATCGGATGCACAAGCTGTTACTTCTGCTCTCATTGCTAGCAATAAGCGCCTGTCAATCAGCGCAACCTGTGTGCCAGGTCCCGATGGTTCCCGCATGGCTGCTGGAGGAGTTGCCATCCTCGACGAAGACGCTAGACGAGCTTATAAAGCCCATCGAGAATTAATCGACAAGAAGGATGCGCAGATCAGCGGCTTGCAGAAGATTGTGCGTGGCTTGCAACGCGGAACTCCATAGACTGCCATCCGCCACCTTTTGGTGGCACTGGCTTTACTTTCTTAAACTCTACCGATATCCCGCGAGTCCGCATCCACGACCTGAAGTCTTCTGAACGCTTCCAGCCGACTAGCCTGGAAACCTCTGTGACTGTATGTGTGTGACAGACTCGCTCGATTAACTGCTCTACCGATTCGCCGGTTTCCATCTGATAAAAATAGGCTGGCGTTTTTGAATTGGCCAGCCTTGTTTTAACTGCTGCCTCTACGCGCTGACGGTCATAGGTCCCGCGCTCCTTCTGGATATTGCACGACCCATGCTTAGGCCAATCTATCTTCACGCCATGCCGCGCTATAAGCTCTCTCAGGCCTGCTGGCGACGAGTATCCCAGAATCCTTGCCGTCGTATCGCATCCGTAGTTGTCATCCGCAAACCCTCGCACAACATCCCAGAAAGGCTCTCCATATTCCTTCTCGACCTCCTGCACGACTGACCGCTTCATCACCAAGTCCTATAAGTAACAACATGACCAATACAGGTAGGTGACACTCCGAATTTCTCGGCCAATACCTTGTGACCTGCAATCGAGAGAATCCGCTTAATCTCAGATTCCTTCCACTCGTTAAGCTGGCGTATCTGCTCAACGTCCTCGTGGGTTAGCTTTGCCTGACTGTTTACTTTCTTCATGCGCCCCTCCAGGCAGTTGATTGCCCCGTGGTTAGCGGGGCTTTGTTGTTACGCGCCCATCAGGTAGTGAGCTGCGGCAAACGGGATATCTTGGTCGAAGTCGTCAGGCGGAGCGGCTTGCTGGCTAGGCTGAGGCTTGCTTTGTTGTGGTTTGGGCTGCGAACCACCTTCGCTCTTACCGCCAACCAGATCGATAGTAGAGATGCGCAATTGCGGATACTGCTTGCCCTCGTATTCGCGCATAGAGAACTCGCCGCTCAAAGCTACCTGCTGTCCTTTTACGAGGTAGTCAACAAGCTTTGATTCAGCCTGTTTCCCCCACAAACTTGCCTGTAACCAAATTGTCGTCTTTTTGTCCCCAAAGCCTGCCGTCATAGCCACGCTGAAGTTCGCTACGGCAGTGCCTCCTACGTTATTTACCTTTACATCGCCGCCGATGTTTCCCGTCATGCATAGCAGGTTCATTGTGCCGCCTCTTGTGGATTAGTAATTGCTTGCTTCTGTTCGTCGGTCAATTTACCAGATTGTTCTACTCTGGCAATGATTTTTTCTGGTGTTGCCTTGCCTTCTGCGATAAGCGCGAGCCATGCAGGCAAGTTCTCTGTGAATTTCTGCGCGTCGTAGTAGGCAATCTCCAGTTTAGAGAACCGATGCGCCTTACGCTTGCCGCGAGTCACGGTAAGCATCAGTTCGAAATCCTCTTGGATGTCGCTGAAGTGGCTTATGCGAATTCCTCCAACCTTTACGCCACCGTAAACAACCTCTGGATCGCGATACAGCGACAGCGAGCGACCAACCCAGGGATCTGGATACTCGCCCCAGGCTGAGATGATTGCGCGTCGCATAGAGAGGCATGGTTTGTACGGACGCCCCTCGAAGCCATCGGTGTAGATGAATACCGGGTTTTCCTTGTTCCCGCGAGTTACGCTAAGCACCTTAACCGTGCGCGGACCAGATATCAGGTCATCACTGTTAGCTTGATCGGTCTTAGGAATGATCGTGTTTGCGAAACTTTCACCGCTCATTGTGAATCTCCAAAATTAACTTCGCCTTCTTCTTCATCGTCCTGTTCGAACGCATAATTCGGAATCTCAATCTCATCATCCGTTTCATCGTCGTCAGGATACGCAGGAAAGTCGCCACGATCAAGACAAATTGCGAGAGTTGTTAACGCCTCACGAAATAATGCCTCGCCCTTCTTGCGCGACTCAGGGCCGAGACGCCAGCGGTTCGAGGCGTGCGGCTTCTGTTCCTCTACGGCGCCGAAGTAGAATTCTTGTAAATCCTCCCCCGTGGCGCACTTGAATACGTGACGATAAAACGCATCCTGCATGTGGTACATGTACGTGTTGATCGAACCTGAGAACTTATGACGGCGCGCGTCTTGGGTCTTTTTGATGTCCAGGCTTATGTTGCAGTTAGTCAGCCAGTCGAATTTGCACTTGATCGTCAGACCGGTGTCAGGGTCTACCGCGAAATACGCGACCTCAGCAGTGCCTGGTAGCGTGATGATGCTGCTCAGCTTGCGGTTCTTGTAGACTCCCGCAGTCATCCCCTTAACCGTCTCAGCCTCGCCAAGTGTCAGCACCTGCGCAGAAGGATGATCCTTGCAAGCCTGCTTGTACAGCGTCGATGTGCGGGCGTCACACTCAACGATCCGATAGTCACGTTTGAAAAGGTCAGGCTCCAGAGTGCTGCTATGGAACGCTGAACCTATCTCCATGTTGCGAGTTGACTTCCACTTTCCGCGAGCCGTGGCGTGCGCAGGAGAGCGCAAGACGGCAGTAAGGAAGCTGTTGCTGTAGCCTTCGCTGGAATGGTAGACATCGTTGTCGATTCCTTCGTGACGACCTACTGAGAACTTTTGGCGCTCTGGTTTTGCTGGCGCCTCAATGGCCGATATCCAGTCTTCCTGTAATTCTGCGTTCATTTCGCTCGCTCCTTAAGCATTGCGTCGGCATACTGATAAGCCAATGACGCAGCATCCGAAAAGTCGAAGCGGCGGCGGGTTAGCTTTGCAGAATTCGTAAAAATCAAAATCGCTCATTTCACCTTCCTCCAGTAATTACACAATTTCAAATACCGATTCCGCTTAGCCTTCGTAATCCGATGCCCAAACTTCTCAGCCTCGCCGATGATGGCGGACCAGAGTGCGTCGCGGTAGGTCATTGCGGTGCGTCCGGTAATGGCATCCAATGGGTAATTTGGCTAGCTGGAATGTCGTTATAGCTATTCCAACAAGCCCACGGATTACCAACCCCGTTCCCCGCGTCGAATCTGCACTGAGCGACCATTCTTCCATTAGTCGCTATGACATGCACCGATTCAAAAACTTCCACCTCTCCAATTTTTAGTGGCAGCCGATCACTGCACTTTGTCCATTTGCTCATAACCACCTCAATAAATGTTAGTCACGCGCCACAGATCAGAATCTTTCATCCGGCTAAGTGCTATTTCACCAGCCTTCTGCTCCGTATCTGCTTCTATGCGTGAAATGGTTGCGTTGCTAACGTAAAAGTCACTTGTGAGGTCAACAGTCCAGAATCTCATCTATTATTCCTCGGTTGTTCGCTTCAGTGATTTCAAGATAGCTCACGCCTTTTGCGCAGTCAACAAAAAAGGCCAACTATTTCTAGCTGGCCTTTCTGTTCTGCGGAGAACTCTTTGCTAGGCAGCTTTCGGCTTCCTGATCTCTTTCGGAACCTTGGACTGAAAACGCATGACCAGTTTTCGCAACCGTTGCTCGAAATCATCTTTATCCTCTTCATTCAGGTTCTCGATGACGACGATTGCGTCATGCCATAGGGCGCCGTTCATGTGACCAGTGGATCGCAGGAGGACACCCTTTAGCTCAGGGTCAGGCAGCCTTTCTGGTGGCTTAGCTAGCTCCTTACGCTTCTCTGCGACTGCATCCACCATCTGCCGCACCGACTCGAACGCCATCACGTCCATTTCGTACTTGAATGCGGCACGGAACATAGACGCGTACTGCTTAACGGATCTTGGCGCGGCTGCCAGGGTAGATCCAACAGGTGGTCGCCCAATCACGCTAGACCATCCGTTTTCCTCGTACCCCACAGCCAACCAAGGATTAAACTTCTCCAGCGAATCAATCTTCTCTTCCTTGACTAGCTTCATAAAAGCTCCGGCTACATTGTCTAGCTTGTCGCCCTGCTCGGCGATCTGCTGAAGAACCAGTGCTTGCTTGCTTTTAGTAGTAGTCATGATTTTCAAAGCCTCTCGTGTGGTTAGATCCTTATTTCAGATTTGGGACCGCGTCTTGCTGTCCCTTGATCTAAGGCTAGTACAGGACGTACTGATGTCAAAGACGAATTGGTTATAAGAGATAGATCGCTTATCGCTGCGAAAATCTAAGTGTTTTCCGGAGAACTGTTTTTGGTTTGTGGTATGCTTTGTCACTCAACGTAAACACCTAGGTGCAATAGATGAAGACGAAGGACGCAATTAGCTACTACGGCGGGATCAAGGCTTTGGCAGACGCGCTAGGCATCTGGCCTCACAACATCAGCCGCTGGGGAGAGACAGTTCCCATGGCCAGGCAGTACGAGCTACAGGTTAAGAGCGGCGGAAAATTGAAGGCGGAATCGGAATGAATGCCGAGAACCTTAAAAAACAAAAGCAGCGAGAGGCTTCCGCCAGATGGAGAGCGAATCACCCCGATAGGAATAGGGCGTCTCAAAAAAAGCAAGACGCGAAGCCAGATAGAAAGGCAAAGCAAGCGGAGCGCGCCAGAGCCACAAGGGTAACAGATAGGGGCCAGGCGTACGCAAAAGCATACAGGAAAAGGCCTGAAGTCATAGAAAAATCAAGAATACTTGGAAGGTCAGATCATCGACGAGCCTACATGAGAGAGTGGAGAGACTCTGACTCAGTTAGGGATATCAAAGCCGCATACATGAGGAATATTAGAAAAACCCCTAATGGCCGCATAAACAACAGGATGTCGGTGGCGATCAGAAGGATGATGAATGAATCAAAAGCAAACAGACACTGGGAGTCTCTTGTCGGATACTCATTGGCAGAATTAATGGTTCACCTTGAGAGGCAATTCCTTAAAGGTATGAGCTGGAGTAATGCAGATGAATGGCACGTTGACCATATTATTCCGCTGAGTTCTTTTGTTTTTGAATCGTATGACTGCGCAGAATTCAAGGCTGCCTGGGCGATTACTAATCTTAGGCCTTTATGGGCAAAAGACAATCTGGCGAAGTCAGCAAAAATAGAGGGATTGCTTTGATAAATCTATATGAGGACCAGGAAGAGTTTGTACAAAATCTACGAGAAGCACTTGGAAGAGGGCATAAGTCAATTTTAGGAGTTGCATCACCTGCATTTGGAAAAACAGTGGTTGCTGCTTTTATTGCAAAGTCGGCATTAGATAAAAGCGGCAGCAGTTCTTGGTTTTTGGTTCACAGAAAAAACCTTCTTAGGCAAACCAGTAAAAGCTTTTGGGCGTCAAAGATTGAGCACGGGCTTATCACTAGCGGCAAGGCAAGGAGCGCTGGCCCGGTTCAGGTTGGAACGATTGGTACAGTATATTCCAGACTTGAAAACCTTAAAGCCCCTAAAATTTTGTTTATTGATGAGGCTCATTTGGCTAAGGGTGCTATGTTCGAGACGGTTATCAATTGGGCAAAGGAAAGAGGCAGCATTATTATTGGCCTAACCGGGACACCCATTCGGCTTGATGGAAAGCCGCTTGATGTGTTTGACAAGCTGATAGAGGCAAAAAGCACGCAGTGGCTGATAGAGCAGGGCAGGCTATCCGATTACGAAATATATTCGACAGCAAACAGCCTTGACCTTTCTGGCGTTAAAAACAGCGGCGGCGACTACAATCGCGAGCAATTAGCCGAGGCTATGGATAACAAGGTCATAGTAGGTGACGCGGTATCTCACTGGAGAAGGCTGGCAAATGGGATGAGAACTGTCTGCTATTGCGTAAACGTAAAGCATTCCAAGCATACCTCCGAGCACTTCAATGCTAATGGTATTCCGGCTGTCCATGTGGACGCCGACACCACTGAGGCAGAGCTAAAAGACGCCTGCGAAGGGCTTGCGTCTGGAAAATACCTAATACTATGCAACTGCGAACTGGTGATTGAGGGGTTTGACCTGTCATCACAGGTGGGGCGAGATGTAACTATAGAGTGCTGCATATTGCTTAGGCCTACGCAATCGAAAGCCAGGTATTTGCAAATGGTTTTCCGAGCGCTGAGAAAAAAACCACGAGCAGCTATTATCCTCGACCATGCAGGCTGCGTAATGCGTCACGGATTACCAGACGATGATCAGGAATGGAGCCTGGAAGGAAAGGAAAAGGGAAAAAAGAAATCGGCAGCAGAGGACGAAGTAAAAACCAAACAGTGCGAGCAATGCTATGCGGTGTTCCGAGTTGGGCCAGATCGCTGTCCAAGATGCGGAACACCAATAGTTGCTACGACGCAGCGAGATATGGAGGTAATCGAGGGCGAGCTTGAGAGGGTAGACAAGGAGGCGATTAGACTGGAAGCTCGTAAAGAGCAGGGAATGGCGCGAACGCTTGAGGATCTTGTAGCGCTAGGGATACGGCGAGGTATGCAAAAGGCTGCACAGTGGGCGTGTATTACACAGTGCTCCCGCGAAAAACGAAAGCCGCAAGGTAAGGACTTCAACGCGGCGAGAGAAATCCACAAACGACTACAGGAAGCAAAGCAATGAAAGAGATGGACATCATGCGGCTAGTAATGGTCGCCCTATCTGATAACGGGTGCATTTGCTGGCGCAACAATACAGGCACGCTGAAAAACGCGGCGGGGATCCCGATAAAATTCGGGCTGTGTGTCGGATCGAGCGACGTTATCGGGGTTTCTCCTGATGGTCGTTTTCTAGCGGTTGAAGTGAAAACGGACAAAGGAAAAGCAACGCCCGAACAAATCAGATTTATCGAAGCGGTAAAACGAAAAGGCGGAATTGCCGGTATAGCCAGATCGCCAGCGGATGCTGTAGCATTACTCACCCAGTCTGCGGACTAAATAGAGGCAACACCAATGCACTATGATTGCGATCATGTAGGGCACCGCGTTTATGCGGTTAGGACTTTCTCAAACGGATCTGTACACCACTGCATTCAGTGCTTGAACTGTTTGCTCGTTGTGAAAATGCCAGAACACGGAAATCGTCCATGGATCAGGAAGGATGAAATACCTTCGGGTTTCGCTATTCATACCTTTCTTGAACCGGGGCAAAAGCAATGACTAAAACTATCTCTTGGTTTGCATCCAACTATATCGACCGGTTCGGAATGAAACTTGTCCCTGTCGAGCCTCTCAAGAAATACCCGCTCGCTAAGGACTGGGGGAAAAACGTTCTTGGCGAGTCAATCACTGCTGAGCTTTTCTACGATGCGCATCCCGATTGGAACATGGGCGTTGCTCTTGGCCCATCCAACCTGTGCAGCCTTGATATTGACTGCATGGACTCGTTCGCTATCGTCTGCGAGACGTTCGGAATTGCAATCGATGAGCTCATTGCCAATACGCCAACCATCCAGGGCAACCCTGCGAAAGGCTGCCGGCTTATGTTTCGTGTTCCGGAAGGCGTATCGCTGCCTTACCAGAAGCTGAATTGGAAGCGTAACGACGGTACAGGCAAGAGCTACACGGTGTTCGAACTGCGCAGCGCTACCGATGGTGAGCAGCGTCAGGACATCGTTCCTCCTTCTATTCACCCTGAAACCGGAAAGCCGTATCAGTGGCTGACTAATCCTCGTCAGGACTGGCCTACCCCGCCAGTGTGGATGCTCGCCATGTGGGGAGACTGGGATAGGTTCAAGCCTCAGCTCGTTGACATGTGCCCATGGGCGGAGGAGAAGCAGCAAGCCGTTCACCGACCTGCACCAGTTCAGCGCCAAGAAGGACAGGTATCCGTCATTGATTGCTACATTGACGCCAACGATTTGCAATCTGAGCTGACTCGCTACGGCTATAAGAAAGTAGGAAAACGGTTCCTGTCTCCGCACAGCACTACGGGATTGCCCGGGGTTCTGATTTTCCCTGAAGGTCGCTCGTGCTGGATTAACCATGCATCGGATCCATTGTGCTCTGAAGACTCAGGGAAGCCGGTTAATGCGTTCGATCTGTTCTGCTATTACGAATGCAATGGAGATGCAAGCGCGGCGGTTAAGAAGGCATCCGAACTGCTTGGCATGAAATACGAGCCTATGGCTAAACGTCAACAGGCAGTAGAGCGTTACGTTGAGGATGAGCCTGAATCATTTAATGAGCAGGATTACGAGTTTGAGCCAGAGCGATTGCCAGAAGACGAGATTCAGCCAGTCACCTCTGTGGCCAAGTTCTCGCGCTCCGATTACAACCTAGCCGAGATCCTGCCATTCTGTAATGATAAGGGCAAACCGCTAAACCATATCGCCAACGTAGGCGAGATCTGCCGACGTATTGGTGCCGTGATTCGATACAACGTGATTCGCAAGGAAGAAGAGATCCTGATTCCGCATCACTCGTTCAGTATCGATAACGAGGCTAACGCTTCCTTCGCCTGGCTGAAGTCTGAGTGCTCGCTTTTCAACATGGGGACGGACAGTCTCGGAGAATACATCACGTACCTCGCTGACAAAAATCTGTACAACCCTGTAGCTGAGTGGGTTGGCTCGAAGCCGTGGGACGGCGTAAGCCGTATGCAGGACTGGTGCAATACGATCACTGGAGCTCAAGATTACATCCCGCGCAAGAAGTGGCTCAAGGAAACGCTCATGCGCCGATGGGCAATCTCTGCTGTTGCTGCTGCTCACTCGCCTGATGGTATCTCTGCTGCTGGCGTGCTTACTATCCAGGGCGAGCAATACCTTGGCAAAACGAAATGGTTCAAGCAGCTAGCGCCAGAGGCGATGAACGTAGTCAAAGACGGCATGATCTTGCGTCCTGATGATAAGGACTCGGTGAAACAGATCTGTTCGTTCTGGCTTGTTGAGCTAGGCGAACTCGATGCAACGTTTCGTAAGTCAGACATGGCGGCGCTGAAGTCATTCCTGACAAACAAAACCGACGTGCTTCGGCGTGCTTACGCTCGGCGTGAATCGCAGTTCGCCCGGCGCACTGTATTCTTTGCGTCCGTGAACCCGAAAGAGTTCTTGCATGACCCAACCGGCAACCGGCGGTACTGGACTATTGAAGCGACCAAACTTGATCACTCGCACGATATCGACATGCAGCAATTTTGGGCAGAAGTCCTCCAGATCTGGAAATCAGGCGAAGGGTTCTATCTGCTACAGGATGAGATGACAGAGCTCAACGCGCACAACGAATCGTACACGGCTATCGATCCAGTAGAGGACAGGATCATGTCGGCGCTATCATGGGGAGATGAGCAGGTTGAATGGAGGTGGGCGACTGCTACAGATATCCTTCGGGATGTTGGTTTCGACCGACCCAACCAGTCAGAGGCTTCAAGGGCTGCGGCTTGCCTAAGGAAGCACAATGGTGGGCAGGGGCGACGAAGCAACGGGAAGGCCTTGCTGTTTGCTCCTAAACGAATGCCGACAGAGTACCCGTGAATTAAGAAGCCCGCATATAGCGGGCTTTTTTTATGGCTGGTGGTTTATTTAAGCGGTACGTTGAATATTACCTTGCCGTTGCTTCTGAATGGCTTGATTCCTAGAACGTCTCTTAGTGCTCTGCCTGCGGCCGTGCAGTTCGATTGCGTTGTACGCATGCCGATAAGCTCAACGAGCTCCTTACAGGTCACTCTGGTCGTCTTCAAGCTAGACAGGTCCATCAGGTTTACTACCCTTGAACCGACCAGCGATTTTTCGCTGCGCAGGTCAAGCTCGTATGGAACTCCTTTATACTCATCTATGATCATTTCAAGGTTGATTATCACCTCTTGAACAGCAGGGTTGTACTGCGCGTCAAGAGACGTCTTGCACATTTGTGCAGCCTTGATGAGAAAATCCTTTGCAGCCTGGGTTACGTGCATCTCGTGTACCTCTGTCATTGAAAACACAGTATAGCACAGTAGTTCACTATGTACACACCATCAAAATCAGGGTACCTTTACCCTGTCAGTGCACCGTACAGTGCATTGAAGTAGTACACTTGCGACTGCCAAGACCATTGCAAACCGTGCTCTGCGGCCTTAAAGGATACCCTAGAGTACTGTATTTACTATAAAAGTATAAAAAGGGGAAATATAGGTAATACCGTGTACTACACAAGTACACAAGGATACCTATAGAATAGGAAAAGGGTAAGACATAGGAAAACCCGTTACACTCCGTACCCTGAACGGCCTACAGGCCACGTAAACAAAGGGCTGTAGCTAAGGGTAGGCTAACTCAGATGGATGCACTGCCTAAAACCAACGAGGACACCTGAATGACTCATAACCTTGCGGCGCTAACACCGGACGAACGAGCAGAAATGGAACAGCATCGCGCTGAGTGCCTTGAGCGGTACAACCAGGCAAACCACTACGCCAAGGAGATACTCTTCGGCATGCGCTCGCGTAGAGGCACACACGGGCGAGAATGGGCAGTATCGATGCTGCACGCTAAGCCTGAGATTTACGAACAGACACGATGTGCGCTAAATGCACTGATGAAGGTAAAATCTGCTTGACTTGAAACGCATGTGATCCATAATCGTTCTCCAGAGAACATTTTTAACGCAGGCAGACAAATGACCCTAACCGACCTACTCCCAATCCTCCTGGCAGCCTACGATGAGCATGGCGATCTTCCATTAGCTACAGGCTTCGACGACCACCGCAAAATCCTCGGCGTACTCATCTCGCCAATCGAGAAAGATTGCGAGGTTGGGAAGAAAGGGGAGATGTTTTTGGATTTCTACTGAGGGATAGATGATGAATAACTACAGATCTAGCTATGCAACATACACAAAGGCATGCGATAAAGCTGCTGAACTTAAGCGTCAAGGCGCAATAGGCGTATGCATAATCGGGACTGGCGATGGTGAGTACGACGTTACCTGGTCTATGCGCTGATCAAAAATTGACCAAATTTTCGCCTTTTAACAATAACGAACATGGAAACGAACAATATGAACACACGCGCAAGATTCGAGGAAATTTGGCCGGTGCCTGAGGGTGTGTATTGGATTGATTATCCAGGCGGAGGATACTACGCACCAGACAAGAGATCCATGTACGAAGAGATTGCCGAAGACTGGAATGGGCGACTACAGGTATTCACCCGCTGCCAGGAGATGACACCAATGGTGGGAGTGATTGTCGATGATCTGATCCGCGAGCTGGATAACGCTAAATCGCTTATCTCAGACGGCTATACACGAGCGCGCATTACCTGCACAATCGAGAACGCCAAACAAATCATGGGATATAAGAAATGACATTGCCATCATCAGCAAAGGAGTGGTTTGACAACGCTATTGAGCTTGACGAACTTCTTACTCCACTTTTAAATCCGCCTAAAGACACCCACAAGCCCGCTGGCATTCGTTTAGCCAAGATGCTAGGCCAGTACGAGAGGAGACCTTCTAGCGAGCTGTGGTCGTCAATACAGAGCCTTGCGCTGGAGATTTTGAAATGAGTGAATGGGTTAGCGTTGATGATCGGCTGCCACTGGTTGCTGTTGATGGGCAGAGTTTTGCAACGGTAGAAGTTCTTGTGACTGATGGTGACCGTGTCTTTTCTACCGAGTTCAAGGCTGGAGGAATACCTCGCGCATGGACTGAGTTTGATGGATATGGCGCAATTGCCAGAAGCCAGATCACGCACTGGATGCCATTGCCAGGTCCGCCGAAATAACCCTTGCAAAACCACCAAAAGGCTCCTAATGTGAGCCTTTCTTTTTGGATTATTTTTGGAGGGGTTATGGTTATCGATGAAACAATGCGGTTTTTGTGCGTTCTCGGCATCGTTCTATCTGTTCCGTGCGGCATGTGCCTGCATTACGAGACCGAAGGCTTCTGGCCGGCAACAATTATTGTAGGATTCGCAGGTGGAGTCTCGCTGTCTTGGGTGCTTTACTGCTTCTACGTGATTATCTACATCGCAATTACAGGAGTAACACCATGACCATCTCAACCACAACCCTAAAAAACGCAGCCTTCGCGATTGAGCATGACCTTTTTACTGATCCAGACGGGGCGAACTATCTGGTTAAGGATGGGGCTATCGTTCGGCGGTGGGAGCCTGAGCATTCGTCGGCGGATTCGTTTGAGCTGATGGCGCGCCTTAACCTGGAATTACAGAGCCTTTACGGCTGCGAATGTGTCCGCGCTGACGATTACTACGGAGATAACTGCTCAGACGTGGATTGGACCGGCGACATTGCTCAAGACTATCGGACCGCAATCCTTATGACAGCCGCCAAAATCGGAGAATCGCTGCAATGATCGCCTTGACATGGTTTATCGCGGTCTACACAATGCCTGCCGTTAAGGTGAAAATTAGTTATTGGAGGGGTGTATGAGAATTAAAAGGCTGAGCGTTGCTAGGTTGATGCTTGCCATGGGCATTAAGATGCCAATACATCGAGATTTCAGTATCACTAATGAGAGCGAGTTTTGGCTTGCATTCTGGCTGCACGAGAGAGCCAAGCCTTTTTTCTGCAAGTCGATTAACGCGCGAGTTCGTCCGGTTTATCTTGGTCCTGGACGAATGACTGTCGAGATATTGGCAATGGGTGCGCCTAATCGTTCTCCGGAGAACCCATCTTAATGCTCATCAACCTATCAGGCTTGCGCCTAGACATCGATATCCACCAGGCCGAGTCAACGCCGAGCACCGAACACGCGAACGGCTACAGCGAGCTTGAGTGGACTTGCACATCAGCCACAGACGAGATCGGAGAAAATATTTCCACAAATGCGCTTGACTTAATCTGCAATGAGTACCAAAGTGAAATCGAACGCGCCATCTGGGCGCAGATAGAGGGATAAGAAATAATGGACAGCGAGGACATCAGTCGCGATGCAGCCAGAGCGGTGGCCTCGCTGATTCTTGAGCCAATCATCGATCAAATGGTAAAGATGGCCGTTGAATACGTTGTAAATGAAGCCAAAAAACAAGATAAGGGCCGGAATCCACCATTCTGGGCCAATAACTGGAGATCTACCAGATGAGCACAACCACAGTCAAAGAAGCCCGTGAAGCAGTAGAGGAAGCACTCCTGGCGTTCACCAAGGCGGATATAGAGCATCCGACCGCTACTCACATCGCCAAAGAAGCCCTAACCCACGCACGCCACGAATACTGGAACGCATGCGCTGCATTCTGTACTAAACTCGAATTCTCGGTCGACCTGGCTGAGGTTCATGAGAATCTGGTTATTCAGGGGCTTTGGGTATGAGTGAGTTGCAGGCGGGGATGTTGGCGATGATTATTGGCTGCACAAGAACCCCGGTAAATATTGGGAAGATTGTTACTCTCAATCGCGTTGTTAGCAAAGGAGAAAAGCATTGCCAGGCGACATATGATGGAGACGAACAATCATGGCTTGTTGAAGGTGATGGCGTAATAGCGACAAATGTTCTCGGTGATGAATACGAGTTTGGTTTCACTTATGTAGGCAGCAAACATCTCATGCCTATTCCACCTTTGGCCGACCCACTCGACGTAACCCATAAGGAAGAACTACATGCGTGAGGTAATCAAGGAAATGATTAGCAGGGGCTGGACCTATCCGATTATAGCTTTGCGCACGGGTATCTCAGAGAACCGCCTACGAGACTGCAATCTAGGCGTGCGGGAAGAACGCAAGCTCTACGAAATAGCTACCAACGAAGCTAAGATCGACATCGACTCACTGGGGGAACAAGAATGAAATCCACCGAATTCCTACAAGCAGCAATCGACGTTCAGGCTGAGCGTGGCAAGCAGTACGACAAGCCTAGTGGTGAGCGTTCAATGGCTGCAACTGTTAGCGCGTTCAACGCCATCACAGGGCGCGATCTGTCTGAGGCTGAGGGATGGCTTCTATTGCAGACTTTGAAGGACGTGCGGCAGTGGCAGAATCCTTCCAAGTATCACCATGACTCTGCGCTAGATGGCGTGGCTTATTCGGCGCTTAAGGCTGAGGCGTTGAGTCAAGAGGTTATCCGCACGATGACGCTTAGCTGTGAAGCGTGGGATGAGCCAGTAGTTATAAACGTTGACACCATGCAGCCGATCACGATTGCGTCTCTGCTTAAAACTCCAGCGGGAAATGGACAATGACCGAATACAACGAGCAGCGCGTAAAGGAAGTCATGGGCATGTTCTCCAATAACCGGGAGATGGCTGAGGAGCTTGAGGTTAGCGAAAGGACCATGCGCCGGTGGAAGGCTAAGCTGGCTTTGAGTGGTTACAGTCCTGAACACCAGATGACTCGACAAGTTCCAAAGCCGTACATCGTCAAAGGCATTAGCCAGCTCTATAAGCAGGGCGAAGATGCGCCAGTGCTTGAGTGGGTGAAGACAAGCATCCAGCACGAGCAATTGGCTGAGATGCTTCGTGAGTACGCGAACGCATACGTCGAGGAAATCGAGCGGATAGATGTTCCGTCACCACCGGACGAGACGGAATTTGACACCGATATCATTCCATGGTTTCAAATAGGAGATGGGCACGTGGGAATGCTGGCCCACTCGAAAGAAGTAGGCCATGACTTCGATATCAAGATTGCAGAGCGAGAGCTTGTAAAGGCAATGCATATCCTTATTGATCGAGCGCCAAACTGCGAGCGCTGCGTGATTCAAGACCTTGGGGATATGACTCACTACCAAGACTTCACGGCCAAGAGCGAATCAGGACATGACTTCGACTATGACAGTCGCTATCCGAAGATGATTGAGTCTGTAGCGCGCATCATGCGGTCGATCATCGAGAAGGCGCTAAGCAAGTTCCACTTCGTAGACGTAATCATCAACCAGGGAAACCACAGCCGATCTAATGACGTATGGATGCGCGTATTCCTTCAGCACGTCTACGGAGACACTGATCGCGTCAATGTCCTTGACAACTCAAGCGTGTTCATCCCATACCGAATGGGCAACACGTTCGTCATGTGCCACCACAGCGACAAATGCAAGCCGGCACGACTTGTTGACGTGATGGCTACCGACTTCTCGCATGACTGGGGCGAATCGAAATACCGCTACATTGATATCGGCCATATTCACCATCGTCAAGTAAGCAAGGAGTTCTCAGGAGTAACGGTTGAGTCATGGAACCAGCTAGCGCCTGTCGACAAGTACGCGCATGACGGCGGATGGCGCTCTAATTCGTGTCTGACGATGGTTATCCGCTCAAAGACGTATGGCGAGAAGGGCCGTGTGACTCTGACGGTTGAAGAGGTTCAGGATCTTATCGCGGGCGCAATGCCTGGGACTGCTGCAAAACAGCGGCGAGTTGTTCACTCGGTATGATATGATTCGTTTTGCGGAGACAGGGCCGGCCAGCCTTTCCATGCCGATACATGGATTATCCGCAAATCCTTCAGCCATATCGGTGGTATCAGATGCACATCCATATCATTCTTCGTTCTACTGCTAAGGCTTTGGGCCTTAAGCGGTATTTTCCTGCTTCCGAATGCAAAAACGGGCATATAGACGAGAGATACACCCAAAAAGGCACGTGCATTTCATGCCATAAATCTGTTGATAAAATGAAATGGCATATAGACAACAAAGAACGAAGCCTTGCCAACAGTAGAAGATGGCACGCTGAAAACAGGGATAGGGCTATTAGGTACGGGGCCGCATACAGAAAGGAAAACCCGCACGTTATGCGAAATCTGGAGCGAGCCAGAAGGGCAAGGATTAACAATGCGGATGGATCACACTCGGCTTCTGAAATAGAGGATCTTTTCGAAAAGCAGAAGGCGAGATGCGCTTGCTGCACCAAAAAGCTGACGCGATCAGCCTGTGATAGATATCACATAGACCACATCATGCCTCTGTCCAAAGGCGGTAGCAACTGGATAACCAATTTGCAGCTATTGTGTCCTGGCTGCAATCTACGAAAACACGCTAAAGACCCATTCGTTTGGGCCAAAGAAAATGGCAGGCTTTTGTAGAAATAGATTGACCTGCTGAAAATGCAGGTCTAATCTTCGCTTACACACATAAAGGGGCTTCAAAATGAAAAAACTAATTGGCAACATCATCTGGCTCGTACCGTTTTGCTTGATGCTGGCAGTTCCAGATTATCCGCAGATCTCTGGGATCGCTCAGTCGCTCGCATGGGTCTTTATCGTGCTGGCTGCGCTTGCATTTCCTTGCGTAATCGCGGCTGTATGCACGACAGAAAAGAAAGAAGATCTTGAGAAGTGGGCGAAAAAGGAGTCTTGGTATGCCTCTGCGTTCGGATGGACAAAAACATTCGCAATGTTCGCGGCAATCGGATTCGCGGGATTCACGGTTGCAGCCGGTTTCTATCTGATTCTGAGTTTGTTATCTCGCGTGATTCCTGCTTTCGCTGAGCAGAGCCTGGAAAAACTGGCTTAACGGGATTGACCGCGCTAACCACGCGGTCTATTCTCGCGATAGAAATTAACGAGTGGAGGTGGGTATGTACAAGGTTGTCTATAACGGTTGCTTTGGTGGTTTTTCGTTAAGTGCTGAGGCCGTTCGCCTGGCAAAAAGAGCGGCCGGCAAGGATTCAGCATGGACAAACGTTTCGGAGGAATATGGATACCTTGAAGGAAGCATTGAGCGTCATGATCCTGTTTTGGTAGCTGTCGTTGAGAGGCTTGGAAAGGCAGCTAGTGGACGTTGTGCAGACCTGAAAATTGCAGAAATCGAATCGAACACCTACAGAATTGATGAGTATGATGGCAGCGAGTCGGTAGAGGTCCCATCAGATATCGAGTGGACGGTAATCAAATGATCAACGTTATCCCACGCTGGACAAAAGGCGCACCATCCGCATTCAAACCCGGCCAATTCCTCCTATACGAATCCGGAGAGTACGCGCTGGTAGGCAGCAATACGGCTATCACGTCAACGCAGAAGATCGTCAAGCACACTACGCTGATTGAGGCGCATGAGTTGGAGTGGTTGCAAAGTATGGCTGTGGAAAGGTCGTTGGGGGTGTCAAAATAATGTGGTGGACAGCCCTGTTCTTCTTTATCGGATTTGGCGCATTCATTGGATGCTTAGCCGTGGCCGCAATTTCAAACCTGCCGAGTGATCGGAAATGACAACCCTAATCGCAATCTATCTCCTGTTCGGCGTGGTCAGCTACTGGCCCATGGTCTACTTTTGGCTGGACAAGGAAGAACTCGATAACGGTCAATGGCACCACTGGGCAATGGCTTGGGCTATGTGGTGCGTATCCTGGCCGTACTGGAACGCGATGAATGCTTGGTATTGGTGGAGGGCGAAGAAGTGAATACTCTACAATGGTGTCTAGCGATTGTCGGAGCCGTCTCTGTAGTAACGATGTTCGCTTGCCTCGCTGTAGCCTGTTTCCAGTTTGGAGAGCCTCGCAAATGACCACAATCAACGACCTAGACCAAATCAACAAGGAAACCGCACAATGACACAAATTAGCGAGCTGGACAGCATCAACGCTGAAGCAATGATGACCCTTAGCGAGATCGGTTTCGCTGCTTACGAGCGCTTCCGTGATAAGGCAATGTCGGAGGAAAAGGGATCGATGCTGCGAATCAAGCTGAAATCATGGTTGTCTGATCGGTTTGCCACTGAGAGAGATTTAGAGCTGCGAATTAAAGTCGCGCCAAAATACAAAGCTGTGTCATAATACAAACCAAGCGATGACCTCCCCTCCGTCGCCCGCTGCAACTTTGGCCCATCGTGAACCGTCCGATGGGCCTTTTTTATGCTCGTTTTTACACAAAACTTCCAGAATATTAGCGTTTTTATGCATGTGTTATCATTTTTGTGTAGCTCTTGAAGCACTGAAACAACACAGCCCCGACACCTGAGAATCAACGGTTCTCGTTAGCGTGCAAAACGGGGCTTTTTTATGAGCGCATAATAAGCAAAACACCGCGAGGTATCTGCCATGCGCCTGCTTATCATTGCCGTTATGCTTCTATCTGGATGCGCCACCTCATCGCAGTTCCGCGTGCATGACACTCGGTGGTCAGACTACAATTTGCAGATGATGATCGAGTGCGGGAAGCTGTATAAGACCGATGCGGACTACTCGGAATGCCTGCTCATAAATAATGCCACCATTTAGCCATGGAACTGAAAGTGCTATTATTACCTCAAATGGATACACTCCACTTATTAGATCTCTAACCTATGAAGAAGTCACCAATGAGCGACCCAACTGGCGACCCAAATGTCCTCGCACAATTATGGGCATCTATCCCGGAGCCTCTAAAGGCCGCAATCATGAACGTTATCCTCTCTACTGTGATGGCGTTCCGTAACAAAGAGCGAACATTCTGGACTTCGTTCTGGGAGGTTACGAGCGGCGGTGTGATTACGTTCATCGTCGGTTCTACAGTCGAGGCGTTCGGGTTCTCCAGTGGTTGGGGATTCGCAATTGGTGGCGCCATTGCAGTGTTCGGCATTGACCAGGTTAAGGCGTTCGCGGCAAAGTTCGCAGAGAAGAAAGCCGAGCTATAACGGAAAATGCTAAGATAGCCCTCTAATCGGAGGGCTTTTTTATGGCTAACAAGCCAGTAGTACACACCGGGGATAAGACTTCTGCTGTCGGGCGGACGAGGATGTTTGAGACGCCGGATGATCTGCGCGAGTCGTGTCTTGAATACTTGGCATGGGCAGACGCTAATCCGCTGTACGAAGAGAAGCACTTCTGCGCGCAAGGCCAGATCCTTACCGCTGAAATCAAGAAGCCACGAGCCGTAACCATCGTCGGTCTATGCCTGCACCTGGGCATCCATCGCCACACCTGGCAGAACTACCGAATCAGCGAGGAATTCGATCTTGTCTGCGATGAGATCGAAGACCGCATGAAGCAGTATAAGTTCGAGAATGCCGTTGCTGGGCTCATGAATCCGACGTTGATTGCGCGGGATATTGGGCTGGTAGATAAGCAGGAGATCGACCTGAGCAGCAAGGACGGAACCATGAGCCCTAAAGAGCAGAGCGCTGCCGTTCTGGAAGCGCTGAAACGTAAGCACGCGGAATGAATCCGACCGAAGTAGCGGCACTCCGCACTGACCTGCTCGCATTCTCAAAGCATATGTTCCAGGCGCGCAAGGGTTCGGAGTTTATCGAGAACTGGCACCATCGCACTCTATGCGAGGCTTTGGAGCGCGTAGTAATCGGCAAAAGCAAGCGCCTTATTATCAATATCCCGCCGCGCTACTCAAAGACCGAGCTGGCAGTGGTGAATTTCATTGCCTGGTGCATGGGTAACTTCCCTGACTCCGAGTTCATTCACGCAAGCTACTCGCAACGCCTGGCCGCTAACAATACATGGAACGCCCGCGCCCTTATGGAGCATGAGGCGTACGCTGAGATATTCGGTAAGCCTGCATTGCGTAAAGACAGCAACGCGAAGGACGAATACCGGACTGAATCAGGCGGCGTTGTGTACGCCACTGGCGCAGGCGGCACAATCACTGGTTACGGTGCTGGCAAGCTGCGCGAAGACTTCGGCGGGGCAATCATCATCGATGACCCGCACAAGGCCTCTGAGGCCACTAGCGACACGATGCGGCAGAACGTCATAGACTGGTTCGGAACAACGATGGAGAGCCGTCTTAACTCGCCATACACGCCCATCATCGTCATCATGCAGCGTCTGCACGAAGAAGACCTTGCGGGATGGCTATTGGCTGGCGGAAATGGAGAGCAGTGGGATCATATCGACATTCCTGTACTGGACGAAGAAGACAATCCTCTGTGGGAGTTCAAGCACGACCGCCAGAAGCTGGCCGACATGGAGAAGGCAAACCCTTACGTGTTCGCCGGCCAATACATGCAGCGCCCAGCCCCGAAAGGTGGTGGCGTGTTCAAAGACAGTTGGTGGCAGTACTACAACATCGGTGAAGAGCCTGAGATGAGCTACAGGACTATCTACGCTGACACCGCGATGAAGACCAAGGAGCACAACGACTACAGCGTATTCCAGCTTTGGGGCGAGTCAGGCGGGAAGGTCTATTTGCTGGACATGCTGCGCGGAAAATGGGAAGCGCACGACCTTGTGCGCATCGCCAGGGAGTTTTTCAATCGTCACAAGGTTGGCAGTGGCTACCTGAGATCGATGCGCGTGGAGGATAAGGCGAGCGGCACAGGGCTAATCCAGACGCTCAAGTCAGAAGGCGTGCCAATCCAGGGAATCCCTCGCGACAAGGATAAGTACACGCGGGCGTTGGATGTGGTTCCTCAGATCGCGACCGGTAACGTGTTCCTGCCCAAGCAAGCGCCCTGGTTGAATGACCTGCTATCTGAAGCCACTCAGTTCCCCAACGCTAAACACGACGATACCCTAGATCCCCTGATGGACGCCATTGCAGAGATGCTTATCAGCGTGCCTAACGGCGGATTGTTCTTGCCTGCCAGACTCAGAAAATAACTGTTCTCCGGAAAACAGTTGACGCCTAATACGCAAGCAGCTAATGTTCACGCAAATCAAAGGAGGTGTGTATGCGAGTGATAGTGGCCTGCGAATATTCTGGTCGTGTTAGAGATGCATTCCGCGCAAAAGGGCATGACGCCTGGTCATGCGACCTGCGAGAGTGCGAGGGTGATCCTCAGTGGCACATACAGGGTGACGTGCTTAATATCCTGAATGACGGCTGGGACATGATGATCGGGCACCCGTACTGCACGTATAACACCCTTGCCGGGATTCGCTGGATGTATCACCCGGAAGACACGCACCTGCCAGCCTCGCAGCGTCGTCGCCACCCGCAATACCCAGATCGCATGAATAAATTTCTCGAAGGCGCTGCATTCTTCAACAAACTAATGGGCGCTCCGATTCCTAAAATCTGCCTTGAGAACTCACAGCCTCACGGCCTAGCTATGTCGGTCATCGGCAAGTATGACCAGATCGTTCAGCCATGGATGTTTGGTGACCCGTTCACCAAGGGCGCCGCACTGTGGCTTAAGGGGTTGCCTAAGCTGGTAGCCACGCACGCAAAGACTGACTACGAGAAGATCGTTGCTGCATGCCACCTTGCATCACCTGGTCCAGATCGCGAGAAAGAGCGCAGTAGGACATATCCGGCTATTGCTAATGCGATGGCTGAGAATTGGGGATAAATAGATTGACGACGAGCTGAATAAATTCAATAATCGGCTCATCTAAACAGGAGGGCACCAAGTGACCACAGAAAAAGAACGACTGCTAGTAAACGAGATTGTAGACCTGGTGAGCGGCGTAAATGACGCTGGCCTGGTCGATGCGCGAGTAGAGGTTTCGTCTGCGGCTGTTCAGGTTCGTCTGTCAGCTAAGCCATATAACGCAGAAAACGCATGGGTCTACTATCCGGATCGTGCGGCCTACTTCTCTAATGATGTATTCACAGAGGCAGACTTTGAGTACGTAGCCGGCACTTATATTGCCGAGCTTAAGAAACATCACCCACAATTCGACGCGGACGGGGTTAAGTTATGAATAAGGTTGATTGGAGTTTGGCGCCGGAAGGGGCAACGCATAAAGATCTAGATGAAGATGGTCTTTGGTATAAGTTCGATTACGTTAATAACTCCGTGCATTATTGGAGCGAGCAATTTAATGGGTGCTGGAGACCATCTGGAACACCAGATGATTATGATGACGGCTCAATAGATGGCATGGAAATACGTCAACAACCTAAACCCTGGTCAGGCCCGGAAGACGGGTTGCCGCCAGTCGGTGAAATTGTAGAATACAACGGGTTTTCATTAGATCTAAAGCCTGGCTCTAGAGTTGAGATCATTCATCACTTTAGCGCTGGCGTGGCAGATGCCGCAGCTTTCATTTATTACAAAAGTGGCGGAAGATACGTAGGTCAGGCTATTGCTGCTTACTTTAAGCCTGTGTGTAGCGCTGCCGATATAGCCGCCGAACAACGCGAAACCGCAATCCGCGAGATCATGGGTGCAGCGGGTATTGATTGCCGGGTTACTGCTGCTCGACTGGTTGATGCTGGGTTTAAGCGGGAGGTGGTGTGATGCGTAAGTTCGTAGGCACTATAGGCACAAACAAGGTTGGCTCTAGTGTTAAATTCGAGTTTGAGGTTGACGACGAATGCACAGAGAGCGAAATTGAAGAATACGCTCAAGAGGTAGCGTTTGAAAATATCGATTGGACATTTGAAGAAGTAGAGTAAAACAAAAGGCCCTCTAAACAAGGGCCTTTTTCTATTTCAGCTTGCGCTTGGCTCGCTCGATGATTGCCTTGCTTAGTGGTTCGCCTTTAGAGTCAACTAGGACTTCTGTAATTCCACATTTGCAATTTATTGAGGCGCCTGGAGTGTTGGCGTACCAATCTCGCTCCTCTTGCACTGTATACAGGTGCGCATGTCTCGCTCTGTGATCAGGCCTTGTAGTAGGGCTGAGGGCGCTCAAGTGCATAACCTTAGTCTTGATACCTAAATCAACCTGCGTCGCCTGAGCCTCATCCATGCGCGCCTGACGAAAAGAATTCGTAACCTCAGTCCGCGCAATCCGCTCAGCACGCGAACGGTTAACGCCTGTGCGCGCCTGAATGTCCTTGGCGATCACTCGTGGATTCTGTCCCGCGATCATGCCCCGCGTTAAAGTCTGCGCAAGATCAGATTTCATCTGCTGACTGAAGCCCTGCATCAGTTCGAATTCGCGAGCGCGCAACAGGCCTATGCGCTTGCGATACACAGGGCTGAACAGGATAGCGTCCAGGGTTGGCTTGCTCAGTGCGTACAACTCTGATTGAACTGTCAGGTTAGCCGCTGCCATAGCCGTACCTTGAACATATGAAGGCTCGACGTATGCGCGCATACTCCACAGGTCTTGCTCGCCACCCTCAAGCAAGATCAGATTGCAGATGCGTTCAATCTCCGAGCCGATGCCAGAGAGAATCGCCTGATCTAGCTGGAACTGGTAGGTGCTGGCATTCACTTCAAGCGCGTTTAGAGTGACTACCGTGTAATGCTGTTCGCCGAGGATGCGCAGAACCTCCTTGCCAATCGCATTAACGCGACGGTCGAAGTCTTTCATGAATTTGCGCTCGCGAGTATCGGTGTTGGTCGGATCTGTGCTTGAGCGCGGGAGAATCGGGCTGCCTGCCATACTTACCTCTAATTATAAAAGGCCCGCTTGGGGCCTTTGATTATTGCACGGTTGCCGGATCTTCTGGCGGGGCGATGTCTGGGAGCGGCGGTAACTCTACATCGTTATCGTAGCCTCCTACCTCGCGCATCTCTTCAGCAGTGAACACAGGCTGACCGCTAGAGAGCATCTTCGCGTTCACGTCTGCCATCTTCACGACAATGCTGATCTTCTCATCCTTGCTAGCCTCTGTCAGATCGTCCCAGCAAACCGAGTATTCCAGGGTAAGCAGCACGCCCAAACGCATCAGATGATCAACAAACGTCTCGATATCCGACGACAACAGGCTAACCCTGCGACCCTGGCAGCGCTTATTAAAAGTCTTCTGGTCCTCAGTCGATGCGCGTTCACCGGTCTGATTGCCCACAATGATCTTGGACGGGATACGGATAGAAGCGCAGAATGATTGCAGGGATACGTCGAAGGCTGGATATGGATCAGGAACGGTCGCAACGAGAGGGCTAACAGTCGCGCCTTGAGTGATGATTGTCTGGTCAATACCCTTCGACATGCCGACGGTGACCTCGTTAAAGATCTCCTGCAAGTCGCCAACTGGGACACCGTGAGCGCGGGCAATCTGGTCTAGCTGAACATCTTTCTCGAAGTTGATTGCCAATTGACGACTGGCGTTTTTCAGGAAGGACTCACCCGAACCACCGAGCACTTTTTCCATATTCACGCAGTCGTTATAACCGGCTTGCAGAAACGGAATGCCGTTACGCATGTCGCCAACGACGACAACGCGGTCTGGGTGTACGGTAATGATGCGGCCAGGCTCTGCGTTGAAGTTGTCATTAAGAGCGTTTTCAGAATACTCAAATGTCTTTGGCTTGCCGAAGTTAGCATCTGCCGGGTTGTCGAACCAAGCCGTAACTTTGATTTGGCCTTCCCATGCAACGATCAGGTTAATCAGTTGCTGTTCAGATGCCTTGCCAACTGGCTGATCCCACTGCTTTGAGTCTTTGAATTGCAGGAGGATGCACGAATAACGCCCAACCAGACGGCGCATATCAGCATCACGGAACTTCTCCCACAGCTTCAGCCGCTTAGCGAGCTTCTTGAATTGCTTCTCCCAAACGGTAGGAGCTTCTGCGCGATCTTCCTCGTCACCCTCGATAACCTCTGGATCCGAGCTGAAGCACGATTCATTCAGCGTCATTACCGCGCCATGAGCAATACCACCGCGTTCAAACAGACGGTAGAAGTCGCTGAAGCACAGATGTTCTTTGTAGCCGTAGCTGCACCAGGAATTGGGGCGGGCTGCATCGATGCTGCCACTCATTAGCGATTGACGAGACATCAACGTCGCCCGCTCGCTCAATGCCGAGTTAAGCGCCAAATCTAGTGCAGGCGTGCGTTTCACAGTCATAAAATAGGGCCTCGTAAATTGTTTCTATTCTACCATTGACGCGGATTCGGATTGAGGCTAAGGTTTGCGTACTTTAAATGGAGGGCTGGACGAATGAAATTGGTTGAATTGTTGGCGCGGGAATTATCAGAATGGCCTAATGGAGTAGTTTCGATTGATCAATCAGTCGTAGACGGAGAGCTTTATGGTCGGAAAACTATAGGTGGCCCGCCAGTATGGAGAAAATATCTCGAAGGTGCTGCCGCTAAGATTGAAACCTTAGGTGGAAGGGTTAGCCATCCGCAGTGGAGAGTAGAGCGCGAACAAGTCATCAGCCAGCCACAAGCGGAGGAGGTTCCGATGATTGCTGCTGGTGATACTCGCGAATACAAAGGTCCATTTCCATGCTCGCCCGCAGGAGAGACCGTCACTGATCTGGAGTGGGATATTCAATTTCAGCAAGGTATTTTTCACATGGAAGCCAAGACCGACCAAATCGACGGCCCAATCAAGTGGCGCGACCAGATTGTAGAACTCGAAGCGCACGTAGAGGATATCCAACGCGAGATTGCCAGCCTGTTCGCCAAGCTTAACTCTGAAGGTTTTCAGTTGATTCGGCAGTATCCTAGCGCGCAAGACTTGGCACCTGATATCGATATGAGCGATTGGCGTAATTGGAAGAAGGGTGACATGATTGAATGCGTGTACAGCACATGCTCAGGTGTTTACCATGTGGGCGGCCTTTATCATGTAAACGGTGTTTGCAGCACGCATGCGGACGTTCAGGATGATTGCGGAGTAGGCAGCTCATGCAATATTGCAGATAAGGATTTCGAAGACGTTCAATTCATCCGCCGCCCATAAATAACCAAGCCACACAAAAGACCCTGCTTCGGCGGGGTTTTTCTTTTGCTTGTGTTAAAATTGCGCATGGTATTTAGGATAAATGCGCATGACGAAAATAGTAAGCTTGGATCACGCAAGAAAAAACGGACTCAAGAAATATTTCACCGGGATTCCATGCTCGCGTGGCGACATTTCAGAAAGACGCACTAGTGATAAGCGATGCGTTGGTCCTGAGTGCTCGAAATGGCAGAGCATAAAAAACGAAAAGAAAAGACTTAAGCAAAAAGAAATAGAGCTAACGCCAGAAGAAGTATTGCAGGCTCTAGCTAAAAAACGCGAATACCAAATCAAATGGACCGCAGAAAACCAAGAGAAAACGAGGGAGTATCAAAGACTCAGCAGGATCCGCAACCCGGAGAGGCACAAAGCATCCTCAAAGAAATACTATGATGCAAACAAAGAGATGCATTCTGAAAAACACGCCATATACCACATAGCTAACAGGGAGCGCCTAATCTCTAGAGCAAAGGCGTATGCAAAGTCTCACCCAGAATCTGTAGCTGCGGCAAATCATAAGCTTAGAGCAAAGAGGATCAAACGTGTACCGTGCTGGTATAGCGAACTGGATGACTTCGTAGCCAAGGAGGCGATTCTCCTATGCAGGGATAGATTTATCTCTACAGGCGTCGAGTGGCATGTAGACCACATGATCCCAATGAACGCAAAAAAGGCAAGCGGGCTTCACGTGTGGAACAACATACAGGTCATACCGGCATTCCTTAATCTGCACAAGCAAAACAAAATGATCATGACAGAGCCGATGGAGTGGATCGGACATTTAGACGCCGTGATAGAATAACGGCTATCTATTGGAGGGTTAGCCCTGTGAAAAAAACGCGTGTAAATATCCTGTCGGCGGTTAACGCTGACTCGATCAAGATTGAGCGCACGGAGGTGGCTGGCGAGAAGTACGCGGTTATCAAGAATGTGCTGTGGATGCGTGACAACATTGTGCTCAACGATGGCCTGTATTCTTCGTCTGAGAATGCAAAGGGTTATTCCTCGATGGATGGCCGCGTCATGCCATTCGGACACCCTGAAGTTAACGGCCAGTACGTCGCCATCAGCTCGCTAGACAACGCCGATGTAGCGGTGGCACTAGGCAAGCACTACGGCGGCGTTCACGCTCAGAACGTACGGCAGGCTGGCGAAGAGTACTTCGCTGACGTGATGATCAACGAGCGCGTAGCTAAGTCCCATCCAGACGGCGAAATGCTGCTGAATTGGGTTGGCAAGGCTGAGGATTATCAAGTCAACGGCGCAGCTAAGCCAGATCCTGTGCACATGTCTACCGGCCTGATGACTGCCCGCGTAAATGCTAAGGGCGAGTCTCGCGGAAAGTCGTATAGCTGGATCGCCACTCAGCAGTCATATGACCACTTGGCAATTCTGTTCCATGAGCAAGGCGCTGGCGGTGATGAGGTTGCAATCGCGGTTAACTGCGAGTCGGTGATTAACTCAGTGCTTCCAACTGTCAATGAAGAAGTTCTAGATGACTCTTACGGCGAAAAGATGGCCGTACTGAGTGCCGCAGTTAAGGAGAGATTCGCAACTGTAGACGCATATGCATACGTTGAAGATTTCGACGACCGAACTTTGATCTATTGCACTCCAGAAGGCACGTATAAGATCAGCTATCACTACGAGGGTGATAACCCGATTCTCACTGGTAGTCCTGAGCAAGTTGAGCGCGAAACCAAGTACGTGACTAAAAACGTGTCTGCAATTGAGCGCTTGCGTTCCGTGCTAAAATATTTCAGTACCAAAACTAAACAGCCAGTAGTGGCTAATGTTACCGAGGAATCACCAGATATGAAACCCGAAGAACTGCAAGCCGCGCTCGATGCGCAGGCCGATAAGTTGCAGGGCGCATTCAATACGGCGCTTGCAGCTCTTGAAGCTAAAAATGCCGAGGCGCTTACTGCTGTAAATGCAAAGCTGAACGAAGCCGCTGAATCCGGCCTGAAAGACAAGCGTGCCGCAGTAGCTGCCAAGCACGGCGAAGTAGTTGCAAACGCACTGTCCGGTGAAGCTCTGGATGCAATGTTCGCTAGCGTTCAGACCGCAGCCGGTATTGTTTCTGGTGCTCCAGTAACAAACAGCGACGAATACAAAGTTCCTAGCATGTCTGACCACTTTGGAGGTGCTAAGTAATGGCATACCCACGCTACCACCGGGTTAATCTTGACGGCGATTCGCTGATGAAGACCGAAACCCGCAAGACCGCCGCTGCTTTGCTGCCTGGCACAATGGCTGTGATTAACTCGTCCGACCTGTTCGCCCAGCAAGCAACCGCTGTTGGCCGGATGTACGTGATGGATGTTGGTTATCATCAAGGCCTGAAGATTACCGAGGCCAATCCGATTGGCGACAGCGCAGTGGGTAACTACTGGGAAGAAGGCCGCGAATACGCTGTTCGTGTTGCAGCAGCCACTGTTGTTAAGAAAGATACCCCGATCAAGCTCGCTGCTGGCGGTATCGGTGCTGTGGGCATCGAAGGCACCGACGTAATCATTGGTTACTCGCAGGACGCTGTTACCATCGGCGCAACTGCTGACTTTATCCGCGTTCGCGCAGTGTCCATCTAAGGGGACTTGAACTATGTATTTTGAAGCAAACGCGGACAAGAAATATCCGCACCTTGCAAGCCACTGGAACACCATGTGGGCAAACCGTAACTGGTTTGACAAGACCGACAAGGCCATGATGGCTGCGTACAACAGCGCAATGCCTAGCGGTATGCAGATCAACGCTGGCGGCATCACTCGCGACTTCTGGGCCGCGATGGATAACCAAGTTGTCGAGCTGCGTAATACCGGCGTCGGCATGGAAATCCTGAACGACCTGCTGCAAGTTCAGACTGTTGTCGATATCGGCAAAACCGCCAAGTTCTACAATAACGTCGGCCATATCGCTGATGATGTAGTTGTCAGCATCGACGGTCAGGCTCCTTACAGCTTCGACCACGTTGATTACGGTCAAGATGCTGACCCGATTCCTGTCATCCAAGCAGGCTGGGGCGTTAACTGGCGTCACTTCCGTGGCTTGCAGACTGAGGGCATTGACCTCGCTCTGGATAGCCAGCGTGCAAAAATGCGTGTCTACAACGACAAGCTTGTTGCTCTGACTCTGGATGGCGCTACTAACATCCAAGTTCAAGGTTTCCAGTCTCAAGGTCTGCGTAACCACCGCAACACCAAGAAGATCGACCTCAACGTCTCCAGCGGCGTTGGCGGCCTGATCAACTTGACTACCGCAACTGCTGCTGAGCTGATCGCCTTCTTCCAAGGTCCGTTCGCCACCATGCTGCGTACCAACCGCATCCCAGAGCTTGACGTTCTGTGGGTATCGGATGAGATCGGCGTGAACCTGGGCAAGGTGTACGTAGAGAACGGCGTGACTGTCGGCACCGTTCAAAGCTACCTGCTCCAGTTCATCAAGGTGAAAGAGATCCGTTCGACCTACGCCTTGGTAGGCAACGAAGCTCTTGGTTATGTACGCAACCGCGACGTGGTAACCCCGCTGGTCGGCATGGCTTCGAGCATTCAAGCTCTGCCGCGTCCTCTGCCAGAATCGAACATCAACCTCCGGGTTATGGGCGCGATGGGTATTCAGGTCAAGGCAGACGCCGATGGCCTCGGCGGCGTGGTCTACATGGCTAAACTGACCTAATAGGTCGGTGGTAAAATCAGGGGAGTCTTCGGGCTCCCCTTTTTATTTTGGAGAATGGCATGAAGTATGAAGTTATCCGCGCCTGGCATGGCGTAGAAGTCGGCGACATCATCGAAACCGACAAATTGCACTCGGCCCTGAATGCACATGTTCGCCTGATTGCCGAAAAAGAATCCGTCAAAAAGGAAGTGGTCGAGCCAGAAGAAAAACCCGTTCGCCGTGGACGCCCACCAAAGGATAAAGAGTAATGGCCCGATTCAAAGTCACATACCCAACGAACGGCCTTGAGGCTGGCGACATCGTAGAGGCTGACGTATGTCCGCAATGGCTTAAGGGTAAGTGCGTTTCGCTGCCTGATGAGCCTGTTAGGGTGCTTGAGGTTGCCAGCCCTATAGCTAAACGGCAGACAGTAAAAAGCCCTCGTGATTGAGGGCTTTGTTTTAGATTGGTAGAAGCTCGTAATCACATCGCGCCGTAATATCAGGATCACCCCAATATTCTCCATTTTCGTCGTTACCGTCCTCGTCCAATTCTCCTTGCTGCTCGCTTAGATTCGTCTGGGTTGCCATTGCAGTGACTTCGCCAACGCACACTTGTTCAACCATCTCATCCCATCCGTCATCCAGATACATTGGAATTGAATTTTTTGCTGCCTCGTCTCGCTCTTCTTTTGATGAATAAAATTCCATGCCCCCATTCTCTGGATCGTACAAGAAAAACCTGTGTTCTTTATCTGCATAGTGCTGTGACATGTGTTGCCCTCCTGATAGATTCGCAAATCCTATAGCCACAAGGATTCCGGGTCAAGCCAGCGTGGTAAAATAAGTGAAATTAATTCCAGGCCAGAAAAATGACACTCCAGTATTCGGTAGCAGTAAACAACGCACGCCTTGATGCATTCGAAACGGCTGCCGGTACGTCGGCTAAGCTACGCATCTACACAGGCTCTGTTCCGGCTAACTGCGCAGCCGCTGCTACCGGTACGCTGCTGGTCGAGATGGCATTGCCGTCTGACTGGATGGGTGCCGCTGCATCTGGCGTAAAGGCTAAGGCTGGCACATGGTCCGGAACAGGCGCTGCCGCTGGTACGGCTGGCTACTTCCGCATCGTCGATACTGCAGGCACTACTACTCACGCACAAGGCACGGCTACCATCACCGGTGGTGGCGGCGACATGATCCTCGATAACACCAGCATCGCCGTCTCCCAAGTCGTAACCGTTAACTCCTTCTCGCTGACGACCGGCAATGCTTAAGTATGGCTACCAAGCTATACCTGCTATCGGCAGCTAACCCGCTAACAGGAACCTTCCCGACATCTGAGCAGTCTTCGCAGACTGCCAGTTGGTCTATGGTTGGCGCATCGTCACTACTGGCCATGCGCGGCACAAAGGGTACGGCTCAGGGCGCATTCAGCGGTACGAGTCTTGCTAGCACAGCAGCACAGATAGCCTTCTGTGGTTACTTCGCATCAGATACGCTTGACGTTGACCAGAGCGTGGGCGGCGCAGGTCAGACGCTAACACTGAACATCGCTAACCGCGAATCCAGCCTGAGTATGAACTTCGGTGCGGACCTGCGATGCAACGTCTATGTTTGGCGTCCGTCGACTGGCGCGAAGGTCGGAACAATATGCGATTGCGTGGTGATGACCGGTGACGCAGAACCTAGCGCATCCGGCTCGACTCGCGTCAACAACGCCACTACCACTTCGACATCTACCGTCTCCGCACTGGCTGGCGACGTCATCATATGCGAGATCTGGCAGTTTCACACGCAGGCAGCCGCGACTTCGTACACTGGCAGCGTCTACGCAAACGGTACAGTCGAAACGCTGACAACCAACACTAGCGTAACGAGTCACGCGTCATTCCTTAGCCTTAGCGCTGACACGCTAACATTCGGCACGCCTTCTGGTGGCGGTATTAGCGCTACTGTTGCCGTCACGCTGGCTGCTGACTCTGCTGACGGTTCGACTGATGTAGTTGTTGCAGCTCAGCTTAGCTTGAGTATGCAGAACGATTCTGCCTCGGCACTGACTGGCGTTGAAGTGGCGGCTCAGGTCTCGGCAACGGGCCAGAACGATTCGGCGTCTTCCTCGTCTGCCGTAGATGCGTCGGCCTCGCTATCCGCAACACTGCAAAACGACACTCTGTCGAGCACTGCCGGCCTGGTAGCTGCTGATATCTCGGCAAATCTGGCTGTTACGCTTCAAGGTGACTCTGCATCTTCGCAGTCAGGCGTCAGCATTACCTCTGCTGCCTCGTTAGCTAACGCTGGAGACTCGTTAGCCGCTCAGACTAAGGCTGGTGTATCCGCTTCATCAGCACTAACCATGCAGGCTGATAGCGCGTCTTCTGCTGGTGTGTCACAAGTGTCTGCATCCTCGGCTCTGCAACTGGCTAATGATCAGGCGTCGAGTTCTGCGCTGAACTCGATTGGTGCCGCCCTGTCTTCTGTTTTTGTTGGCGATACTTCAGCATCATTCGGCACCGTCGGCATCTCGGCAGATTCCGCAAACCAAGACCTAGACGATTCCGCGTCGTCTGAATTAGCCGCAGCAATATCTGCCGAATCTGAAACAGTAGTCTCTGCTGATATAATGACTGCATCAGTTTCTGTTGGTGGCGAGCTAACTCCATCAATAGAACGCACGCTATATATTGGCGCTCAGTCTCGTAATAACGTTATTGAGATCCAGCGCAGAACATCAGTGCAAGTTGCGCAGTCTAGATCTGTAGCATTTGAGCCACAGAATAGACGCCAAACACTGATGGTGCAGAACAGATCAGCAGCCCCAGAGCCTCAGAATAGGAACATCGCAGAATGACAGAGACATACACTGGAGGCCCGGATAAACCGACGATTGTAAAAGATCCGTCAGAGGTTCTGGATTACACGTTTGATTGGTCTGCGTACCTGGCTGATATTACCGACACAATTCTTTCTGTGCAGTTTGAGCCTGTCGGCGTTGTGGTTGATTCGTCCAGCAATACGACTACCTCTTCTACTGCCTGGGTATCTGGCGGAGTTGCTGGCAGTACGGCGGTTGTGACTTGCTCAATCACTACAGCAGAAGGTCGCACGGCTGTTCGGTCTATTTACTTGAAGATTAAGGATCGCTGATGCCGACTATCGACCAGATTAAACAGTACTTCTTGGCGTATGGCATACCTCTGCCTCCTGACTTCATTCTGCAACTGTGGATTGACACCGTTGAAGTGATTCAGCCGTGCCTAGATGGCGCAGGCTATCCTGAATCAACGCAGACTCTTATCTACCTGTACCTGCTGGGGTTGACTGGCTATGTCAACGTGGATCGTCAAATCAGCTCGCAAACTGCTCCGTCTGGTGCTTCTCAGTCTTTTCGCTGGGGCTCTTTTGTTGACCGCTATCGCTCTCTGCGCTCTCTTCTTAATACGCTGGACACTTCTGGTTGTACCGCATCAGTGATTCCGCCAGAGCCTGGTGCAAGTGCTGGACTGTGGGTATCTACTGGCGGGAAGTGCTGCTAATGGCCTTCATGTCCGCGTGGTACATGATCGACACCGCAACGGTCTACCCTAGGCTCGCAGAAGGTGAATGGGGCGGTCCAGTCACATACGGAACCCCGTACACCATCCTATGCGGCCACGAAGGCGTATCGCGCCAATCTCGCGACACTGAAGGCGCTGAATTCGTAACGCGTGACATCTATTACACTGGCGACGTTCGCCCGCAGTACCTAGACCGCATCTCATACGGCGATACTACCGCGCAGACTTGGGATGCAGTGCAAGCCGCAGAGATCCGCAAAGTCGCTCGTCATGGTATGTCGGCTATGGGTTACGAAGACGAGTACGACCTGGAGACTGTCTGATGCCGGTTAAGGGTTTGAAGGAGGTTCGCGTACAGCTCAAGAAAATCTTCGGAGATATCAAAGGCCCTAAAGCAGAGAAGACGCTGACCCAAGTCCTGATTACCGCTGCCGGTTTCGCTGCAACGATGACCCCAATCGACACCAGCAACCTGATTAACAGTCAGTACCGCAAGATAACCGCTTACGGTACACGCGTTGTTGGCGCTATTGGTTATACGGCTGCTTATGCCGCTGCTGTGCACGATGCAAAAGGCACGCTAAAAGGCGCAACCGGCAAGATTGCAATGCGAGATCCGCAAGATTCTTCTCGGGGTAAATTTTGGGACCCAGATGCAGAGCCTGGATTCCTCAAGAAAGCATTCGAAGACTCAGATGCGCGAGCTGCCATCGATGCAATAGTTAAGCGAGGCATGTCGCTATGAGCCATACACCAATCAACCTATTCCGCGACTGGCTAGAGGCTTACGTTTCGACTGCCGGATACACTATTAGTCGCGGCATGTGGGAAGAAACAAACAACTCGACAAAGAAGTTCGTTGCCGTCTGGTCTGATTCTGGCCGCACACCGAATGGCGAAATTCAGTATCCGCATATTCGAGTGATCGTAACAGGGCGAGCTAATGGACGTGCGCTTGGCGATGTTGAGGCTGCTGAGCTATTCGTTGAATCACTGTTTGACGCAGCAATAGCCAACTTCGAAACAAGCTGTATGCTGCAAATCAGACCGATAGGTTCCATAATTGGACCGTATTACACCGAAACAAACCGACCTTGGCTGGAAATTAATTTTGAGCTGACGTGTTAAACTATTGCTTGAAATATACGCTCAGTTGTGGGCGATACTCAACAACCTTATAGGAGGCGCCGAGAATGGCCCTTAACTGTGCAAGTTCTAAATTCGTCGGCAAGAGCGTCCTAGCAGAGTTTGCTTTGGCTTGCGGCGACGTTGACCCGATGGCGCTTACGTGGTTGCCTTTGGGTGCCGCTCGTAACAAGTCTCTGACTATGAGCGCGGACACCGTTGACGCAACGGCAGACGACTCCGTTGGCAGCTTCCGCGATACCCTGATCACCTATAAAACCTTCGAAGTTTCTATCGATGGCGTTACCAAGCGTGATGACGGTACCACAACCAACCAGCAACTTTTGTTCGATCACTTCGTAACCGATCCTCAACCGTATGTTTGGATTCGATTGACCGGCCCAATCAATACTGTAATCGGCTTCTGCGTTCTTACCGAATTCAGCCAAGAGTTCCCATATGACGACGTAGCAACGTACTCTATCACCGCAAGCGCAACATCGCGTCCAGGTGGCTTGGCTAGCGTTATCGTTGAAGATACTCCTATTGCTATCGTATCCGTCACCACTACTCCTGCTACCGCCAGCGTGGCAATCGGGAACGTGACTAACATCGACTCGGCAATCCTTCCTGCCGCTGCTAATCAATCGGTCGTATGGACCACTAGCGCACCACTTGTGGCAACAGTGAACAGCTCTGGCAGGGTAAGTGGAATCGGGGCGGGAACCGCCACAATCACCGCTACATCGGTGGTAGATCCTACGAAAAGCGACACAACTGTGGTTACAGTGGCATAAAAATAAGGGGCCGAAAGGCCCCTTTTCTATGCAAAATAGGATGAGATCCTATCGTCATACCTAATCCATTCCGTGGCACCATCAAATCCTCTAAGCTCTGCGCTCATAAATCCAGATAATATCTCCTTTTCAAGCTTTGCAGCTTCATGTCCCTTCATTCCTCGAATTGCCTCAACAGTGAATTCAAAAGGCGTGTATCTGCGCAGCCTCTGAAACCTGTCATCTGTATCGTGAGTTATCCCGATTTTTACAAGAGCCCCATCTTCTGATTTCAAGCAGTAGATATATCCATTTTTGCACTGGTCAAATCCTCTATCAGCGCACCCTGGACAACCTCTCCCCGTTAACGCTCCGGCTACAGACACATCTCTTTCCCCATGAATTTCGCATCTAGATAAGAATCTGTCATTGTGATGGTTTCCAGTATAGGGCTCAACCCATTCAACAAAGCTTATTCCGGATAACTCAATCCGTTTCCTGTACTCTTCTTTAGTCCAGCAATGGCGCTCTGAGCATCTGCATTGAACCCTGCCAAGAGAAATGCTTGATCCTATTGCGGTCCAGACTGATGATATCCCTGATTTGGCGTAATCATCTTTTTTGCATTTTGCGCAATGAACCTCCCACATAGAGGTTAGCCCCACCCTCTTGAATTGCGTTCCTTCTGTAAACCTTCCTTTCTTCATTACCTTCTCTGTAAAAGAGGAGTCGCTCTCCAGCTTAGTCTTTAGGCTTGCTGCCGTAAATGTTTCTGGGCAGCAATTTTTCCTTGCGAGGAATGTTGGAAGATCCGTAGAGTGCTCGCCTCCATGTTCCAGGCACGAATATAAAATATGTGTTTGCCGGCGCCTGAAACCGTCCTTGAATCCTAAAAACTCAACACCGAGATCCATCGCCTTTCTTGAGCATCTTACATATTGCTGATACCCGCTGTAAATCACCTTTTTTGAGCATGCGCATGAGGTTGTTTCGTCTCTTGTTCCGGTCCTGTGCATCAGTATTTCTGGGAAAAGCTCATGATCCTTTGAGCATATGCTGCATGCAAGCTTGTAGGTTTTGCCAGCGAATCTGCTACCAGCTATTACGTCATAAACGAATATCGTGCTTCCGAATTCAGTAATCCATGATTTACCGACGTGATCGACTCCTTCCTTGATCATCAGATTTCCTTCTTCGCCAGCTTCAGATACTTCTCCGGCTCAAGGCATGCAAACCTAGGTTCCTCACCGCTCGCCCTATTCGAGTCATTCAAGAACTCGGCCATCTGGAAGCAGTCTGCATCAGTCTCAAGAGCAAAGTTTTTCGTGGCGTCGATGTAGTCACAACCTACATCAGAGCAAAGGCCAATCACTAGCAGCAAGGTAAGCATTTTTAGTCCTTAAATTCGTTTGAGTTAGCCGAGTATAGCTAGGCTTTTCTTGCAGTCAATACCCGCATGGTAAAATAGTCCAATTATTTATGGACGCAAATCATGCGCGCAATCACTTCAGTGGGCGAGGTCGGGGTTTCGGTTGGCGATCTTGATTTCCTTTTTAGGCCCAGCCTCGCCGCAATGGACTCGTTAGGCTCTCCAGCTGAAATCGTAGCCAAATTCAGCATCCTGTTTACGCCTCCAAAGCTGAACCCTATTTGGCCTGTGCCTGCGTATCGGGCGTGGGAGCGTGAAGTCATGGCTACGGCCTATGACGTTATCATGGCTTGCTGTGACGACGACGTAACGCCACTGCTCGGGCATATGGGCAGTAGGTGGGGCTCGTTTGTGCCGGGCGCGATGCCGACTCAGGACATGGTGCAAATTGCGCGAGCATTGATGCGGCACGGGATCATCGGTGTCAAGCCAGAAGGCCGTCCAATGGCAAAGCCAAAAGAAGAATACGTGCCAGAGTTCAAGCCGCGAGAATTCGTTGCTCAGGCAATTGCGCACCTTGGGCTGTCGAGTGCAGATGCGTGGCATCTGACAATGACCGAATTTTCTTCCGCGATGCAATCAAAATTCGGCAAACCCGAAACACTACCTCCAGCAGAAGAGCATGACGAAGCTATGGCGCGTCTCGCAGAAATTAACAGATTGCGTCAGTACCAGGTGAAGAAATGACCATTAACGCGGGCGGCATCCAATACCAGGTTGAAATCGAGACTGCTCAGGTTTTAACTGGCTCTCAGAACGTAAACAAAAGCCTTGATGGGCTACAGACTAGTTTCAATAAGACAGACAAAGCTGCCGCCAACTCATCCAAGAGCATGGGGACTCTAGGCAAGAGCATGGGTAGCGCCAGCTCGGGTGCATCAAAATTTAATTTTGCAATAGCTCCGCTAGCAGGGGCTATTGCTGGGATAGTATCAATTCAAGCCCTCGCTAACCTGCAAAAGCTAAGCGAGCAGTTCACCTTGCTAGAGTCGCGGGTTGTTCGGCTTTCGGCAAGTGCAGCAGACGCTAAGACGAACTATGCCGCGCTCATTCAGATTTCATCTGCTGGCGGCTCTGACCTTACAACCACAATCAAACTGTGGGAGAGCCTGACCGCGTCACTGGTTAGCCTTGGTGTTACTCGCGATCAGGTTCTTAGCCTAACCGACACGCTGCAAAAGATTGGCAAGATCGGTGGGTCTAGCGCTGAAGAGATCAGCTCGGCACTGCGCCAGTTCAGCCAGGCAGTAGCAGGCGGCACACTGCGCGCTGAAGAATTCAACTCGATCATTGAGCAGATGCCTGAGCTTGGTCGCAAGATCGCTGCCGGGCTTGGCATTCCGTTCGGCGAGCTGCGTCAACAGATGCTTGACGGAAAGCTTACGATTGACCGAGTTCTAATAGCAATCCAAGAGCAGACAGGTAAGGTAAACGACGAATTCAAGAAGGTTCCCCGCTCAGTAGGTGACGCTAGTAACGCTATTGTCAACTCGATGGGCGTGGCTATTTCTAAGATTGATCAGGCTACAGGCGCATCTCGTGGGCTTGCCGCTGCTCTTGATGCGATAGCAACTGGTATTCGCCTGTCTGCCGGCGATCTTAACAACCAAGAAAAACTTGCAGTGGCAGTGCAGAAGCGCGCAGACATCCAAGCTAAGCTTGCCGACCCGCTGACTGGCAGTGCAACTCGTAAGGCGGCCGAAAAAGAGCTGAGCAT